CTTCTGAACGTCTATAGGAGAGACGTCACACGGTAGACCCGATAGATAGGCGATCGCCTCGGCTCCGTACATGAGACCCCAGTACATATAGCGAGCATCACTCGCTTCCAGAGTCATGTTGCACCCCTTGATCCAAGTCACAACATCGAAGTGGTGCCTGAACACAGAGGTATCAAAAAATACGTGTCGATAAGTACTAAGGACAACGGCGTCGCATCGCGTGCGTTCTGCGATATCGTTATCACTGGCCTTAGTTAAGAGCCAGCCTTGAAGGCAATACTTAGACGTGCTGTTATACAGATCTAACGCATGAGCGCCAGCAGTGTCCGTGCTGATGCCCTTGGCGGCTTCCCACACTTCGCGCTCGGCGGGATCGGAGGGCCGCTGGACTAGTTTCTTGACTACCTTCCAGCGGTGGTCTGGCTCACGAAACTGACTCACCGGACTCTGGCTCCTTCGTTCCCTGAGCACCGCGAGCCAGTCGAAGGACCAGCTCACCCATGCCGCGGAACGTAGTCTGCAGACTCTGCTCGAGCTCCTCGAACGTCGCTTCTCCGACTCGCTCACGAAGATCGACTTCCTGCATCCAGAGAGTCAGCATGACGCGTGCAAGATTATCTACCGACTTCTCGAGATTCGGGAGGTACTCACTCACGACGTTATGCAGTGCTGGAGACTGCGCGAGCATCGCCACAGCCGCGGCATCGAACACGTCTTCACTCTGAAGGCGTGCCGCGTCGTGTAGGAACTGTGGGTTGATCTCGGACATCATGTCATGACTGCTCGGGCCATCCGTTGGCATCATAGCGCCAGGAGGCGGTTGCTGCCCCTGTTGCATGGATGGATCCATGCCCATCATAGACGGGTCCTGCATACCCTGCATTCCCATCATCGATGGGTCTTGCATACCTTGCATAGAGGGATCCATGCCCGTCATAGACGGGTCGTGCATACCTTGCATAGAGGGATCCATGCCCATACCCATCTGAGGCATCCCGCCCTGCATAGACGGATCTTGTCCGCCCATCATGGACGGATCCTGTCCGCCCATCATGGACGGATCCTGCATGCCCTGCATCGAAGGATCCATGCCCATGCCGGGCTGGCCGCCGGACATTCCTGGCATGCCCTGCATCCCGCCCATACCTCCGGGCCCACCCGGGCCCATTGGGGACGAACCAATCATACCAGGACCCCCTGTCGCCAAGTTCATGGACGACGGAGGCGCGCCCATGGACTGGGTCTGCACGGTTGGCATCATGGGCGACCCACCCGCGATCTCGTGCGAGCGCTGAACAATCGCCTGCACGGTTTGCTGACGCTCCATGAGCTTCTGCATCTCGTGCTGAATCGCCTGGTCCATCTCCATGGCCGCGAGCTCGACCGGAGACGGCTCGGGCGGGGGAGGCGGCTGGGCCATGGCAGCCATAGCGGCCTGCTGACCTAGCGCGTCATCACCACCGCCCGCATCGCCGCCAGGGGCGGCCCCCGCGGTAGGAGGCTTGCTACCACCAGAGGGAGGAGATTTCTTCTTGGGTTTGTCACCACCTGACTTCTTATCGTCATCGGCCGCGACCTTGTCAAGGCGCATCTGAATCTGCGCCAACTGACGAGGAGAAGCTACCCAAGCATATGAGGTACCATCAGACGCAGCTTTCTCAAGCAGCGTCCAGGCGTCCTCACAGTCAAGGACGTACTCGTGCGCAAGCTTCTTCAGAGCCGCGATCTTGTCCATGGCACCGCTGCCGTTGACAGAGAATTGCCGGGCCCCGGCGTCCTTTATGTTGACCTTCTTGGCACCGGCGGAGGCCAGCATGCTGAGTGAGCAGTCGGCTAGATGGTGAATCGACTGAATCCAGTCGCGCTCATTCTGGCGCTCCTTGAGCGGGACCCAGATGAACTCGGCGGGAATGTAGACGATCTGAGAGCCCTTTGGCATCCAGATGGTGTTATACGGATTGCGCTCGTCGGTGGTTATCGTGCGCTCTTCGAAGCCGCCCGGCGACTTGACCTTGATGCGCCTGACGCCGTCAGCATCCGTGCTGATGGACGTGATCTCCATCGGTACGGTGGCCTGGTAGCCAGACCGAATTTGTCGAACGAAGAAACCCTTCCCTGCCTTAGGAGCTCCACTGACGTCCTTGAACATGCGCTCGTGCAGCGCACCAGAGGCCATGCTCTCGGCGACTAGGTCTCTGCCGACGAGAACCATCGGCTGGATGTAGTCGCCGTCAGGGAAAACGGCCAGGTACTTCGGCGCATCCCACCCGCGCTTAGCAACGAACTCGCCCTCGTCGGGACGGCCGTACGGGTAGTACTTGTTCGAGCTACCGTGGGTCTCGGGATCGTAATACGAGTTGTCCACGATAGGCGCATGTCCGCGGATAGCAGGGCGACGACCGTAGCGCGTGCCGCTGTCGAAGACATCGACAGGATTTGGAACCACTAGCGCCGGACGCTCACGGCCATCAGTCGCGTAGAGCGTGTAGATGTCGGCCTGGTTAGGCTCAATCCACCTCTCGTACGGCTGCTCCTTGACGGCCATGTTCCGCTCAAGGCGCTCGTCCTTGGCGGCGAATCCGCGCTTGCGTACGCCTGCATAGGCCTCTCCGGCCTTGTCGCCAAAGATGCGCTTGAAATCCGTGGGCGTGTTGTCTTTGTCCGCAATCCAGAGTGCGCCACCAAAGTTCTGCTTGGCAGAGATTTTCTCCAGCTTGGGCTGGAGAACTTGCGCGAGAGTCGTCAGACCGTAGATTGCGGCAGCTTCCTTGAGGAGCTGCGGGTCTCGCGAGAGTGAGTCGCGGAACGCGCTCTTGACGCGGTTAGGCGCCTGCTCCAGCAGTCTCGGGAGCATCGCCGTAATGTCGTGGCCGACCTTCTCCAAGTTCTCTACCGACAGGAGCTCAGTGAGCTTTGTGGCGTCGGCCGCATACGAGAACCGACCCGTGAGGGGCGGCACCGTAACATTGCGGATGTCCACGTCCGTGTAGAGAGTCTCGGGCGTCTTGACACCGCCCCCGAGCGACGCATCTGCGTGTTTCTCGAGTTCGTCCAGCCAACCCTTGGTCAGCGGGAAGAACATGTTCTTGTCCTTGACGTACATCACGTCGAGCGGCTTGACGGCGTTAGAGCTCATCACGACCGGCGCGTAGACGGCCATGCCCGCGTGCTCGAGGATGAACGCGCCCACGGCGTATCCGCGATCAACGTCGGTCGACAAGATCTTGAACGTCACGACTTTAGGAACGAGATCTGGCATCTTGCTCGAGAGGAGCTGATATGCCTGCTCGCTAAGTCCCTGCTCAAAAAGCTGAGTAGCCTGATCAGGCCCCGCGGGCATCTGACCTTGCTGCTGATTCATCTGTGGGCCGAATGGCATTAGTTATGACTCCTCACGTACCCGGTAAGGATACTACCTTGGGGATCTTGATATCCGGAAGGTTAACCCCACCTAGCTCTTTTGTCTTCTGACCTTTCAGAGACGAGAGCGAAGGGGCCGCGATTGTATCCGCAGCCACTTTGGCCTCGATTAATTTGAGGCCAGCCAGTCTGATGTGGCGGCCCAGCACCTAGTTGGCCTTACCGCCCTGCGCGGACGGCTTCTTCAAGTCGGCGCAAATGATTTCTCATACTCGCCTCTTTGTCCTTATCATCCTTCTTATCCTCATCGTCTTTACTCTGCATCCACGGCGGCATGTCTTTCTTCTCGCCGTCGTCCTTCTTATCCTTGTCCTCGTCGTCCTTCTTGCTCATGAAGGGCGGAAGGTCATCCGAGGCAGACTTAGCCTGATTAGCCGAGCGACCGTCGTAGGCACCGGGGCGCGAGTGCGTCGCCGACGGATCGTGCTTCATGTACTTGTCGCCGCGCGAGCCCGGGGGAACCGAGGTCGCGTCCGCGGCCACCTTCGCCTGCGCTTCGTTGCGCAGACCCGTAAGGTAGTGAGCCTTCTCTGCCGTCTTAAGGCCCATGCAGGCCCTGACGTGCGCAATCTTCTCTTCCTCGCCCAAATGCTGGGGGAGGTACTCGATGATCTCCGACGCGGTCTTCTTGAAGAGCGTGACGTACGGATCCTCAGACGCCGCCTTGCGGGACGTCTCCATGACCGAGTTATCCTTCGAGTCGGTTCGAGCAGGTGCCATCGGGTGCGGCGCTTCCTTGCCAACCACAGCCGGGCCCTTGATCTGCTTCATCACTTCACCGAGGCTGCCAACGCCCTTCGTGCCGAAGTTCGCATAGCCCTCAGGGCGCCACGCAGCGTCCATCTTACCTTCGCCAGTGGTGGGCTCCTTATTGCCCTTGTCGCCACCTTCGAGAGTCGAGCCCTCAGCGATCTTGCGCATGATGTCGCGAAGCGACGCCGTGCGGGACTGATCCTGAACTGAGTTGTCCTTCGAGTCGCTACGAGCAGGAGCAGCCGGCTGCTCCTCTTCCTTGCCGACAGCGCCAGGCTTGGTGTCCACGTCAGTCTCGCCGCGGCTGTCCGTTGCAAAACCCTCGGGACGGTACTTCAGGTCCATCTTCTGCTCGCCGTTCGGCGAGTCTTTCATCTGGTTCGGCTTGTCACCGCCCTCGAGAGTCGAACCCTCGGCAGTCTTCTCAGCAGCAAGCTCCATCAGGTGAACAGCGTTGTCAGAGGCGATCTTAGCGACCTCATCCCACGACTCAACTTGGCCAAACGACGCGGCCTTGAAGTTGGGCTGCTTAGCAAGCAGCTGCGAGGCCTCGACAATGTGACTTGCGATCTTGTGCGTGACTTCCATCGGAACGGGCTTGAGCGGATCAAAATCCACACGCTCCGCGATGTAATCACTGACCTTGACAGCATCGCCTTCGTTGGCGAACTGAGCTCGGCCCGATTGCGTCAGACCCAGCATAATTCCTCTTGCATACGCCGATTTAAAGAGCATCTGTTAGTTCTCCTGGGACGACCCTATGGGCTCGCCTTGTAATGATAGGACTAATTACCTGTGTTTAACGCGCGGGACGTGGACTTGTAGTGGTGGATATCCAGTTGGATGATAAGGCATAGCACGTGGAGGCGGATGCCACCCCGCTATGCGCTCATAGTGACCGTAATGAGTGACACCGTAACCATCGATCATTACGCCGGGTACCCAGAAATAGGCCTGCGGGCATAAATCGTACGGTGGCGCATATTCCCAGCAGTACTCAGGATAGTCGTATGCAGGCGCCGGTTCTTCCGCGTAACAAGACGCCGCGAGCAGAAACAGTATTACCAATAACTTACTCATCCCAAAACCTTGGACTTATGTAAATTTGCTGCGGCCGGGGCTGCAGGCGGTGCAGGCGGGGATACAGCAGAAGGCGGCGCGACTCCGCTAGCTGCGGATGCTTGAGCAGGAGACACAGGCGCAGAGCCGGGGATTCCGGGCGTCGCGCTGCTGATCTTAAAGCGTCTCAGTGCTTCAATAGAGCCGGCGTCTCGAGATTGCTTAATCATGTTTATGCTCCGGCCGGCGGCTGAGCCGCAGGAGAACCCAAGAGATGCCCTACGCCTAAACCTAGCCGGTGACCTAGGGATGCGCCAACAGGCATTCCGAGCAGGCCTCCAGCAACGCCACCATACGCGCCGCCTGCGAGACTTCCAACAGAACCCAGAAGACTTGATAGCCTTCCCTCGCCTTGCGAGCGTTCACGGCGCATCATAGACGGAAGCATGGCGGCCTGCAGAACGGTACCGGCTCTACCAATACGCTGCATCCACGGGCTACCAGGAATGGTCGGCCAAAACACGTTACCGTGATGAAGTGCGCCGCCAGGTCCAATCGCGCGAGGACCTTGTGCAAAAACTTCTGGGGCTTGCCCGATAACCGCCATTCGCGCGCCACGCGCAAGGTCGCTGGACCCGTAGCCCAAGAGAGCGAATTTCTCTAGGGCGGCTTTGGATCCTGCTTCTTTAGCGTCGAGCATTAGTAGCGCCCTCCCTCGCCCTTTCCAAACTCAGTTCCGGCAGCGTAGGCGCCGATTGGCGAGTAGCCGTGAAGGTCGGCCTCATCGCCCTTATGTGCGCTCTCTAGAATCGTGTCCTTCAAGTATCTGTGGCCAAGTCTAGCCATCCAGTCACTGTTCAACAACGGGACTCTGCTTGCAGCTCGAACCTCGGGCTCTGCTCTCGGACCTCCGTCAGCAACGCTAACAGTCTTGAACCCACGTCGATGAAGTACGTCAACGATCGGTTGCGTAACTGTCGTGCCTGCTGTGTAGTGCAGAATGTCGTTGGCCAAGGTCTCACCGTGTGCTTCAGATAAAGGCAGTGTCCTGGCCGTCTTAGCGAGAGCGCTCTTGTATCTGTTGTAGTTGACAACGTCGCCGTTGATAAAGTCGTCGTTAGGGCCTGGATCTACGATCTTCACCCAGTTGAGAACCGACTTGGCGACGGTCTCAATGTGTCGTTTATCGATATCTGCTCCGGCCCGCGCGTAGACGTCGTGTAGCGCGTCTACAAGGTAACGACGACCTTCGCCCAGTCCCTTAAGGGAGACAACATCTGCTGGGCTGGGAACACCGTCAGATAGCGCGTCGCCCGCGAACACTGACTGGCCCTTCTCGATGATCGGCTTCTGATCCGGCGGAACATAGTGCTGCAACTCACCGACGTAGACGTAGTGACCGCCCTGCGGAGCCGCAGATACGTTTCTGACTTCTCCGTCGTGCTCGGCCAACACCGCGCGGTGCATAAAAGATTTCGGAATCTCGAGGAGCTGACGAACACCCTTGATTCCCTCTAGCATCTTCTTGTCTGAACCCGCGGCAGAAATGCGACCGCCGTGCTTTGCGTTAAGAGAGAACTGAGTCAGCGGCTCACTTAAGCTCTGAGCTGCGCGAACACCTACGTTGGTTCCTAGAGGAACGTGTTGACCGTATGCGTCAAGTCCCTGGCACTTTTGGCACACGCCCGCAGTAGCTTCACACGTCATCGGCGAGCGCGCAACAACATCCTCGTGCTTCTTGGCGAGCTCTGTAGCGAGTTGCGGAGTGACGAGTCTCCCGTCGGTGAGATACCTGTCGATGATGTTAGGGTCATCACCCTTCATCAGAAGACCGTTCTTTGTACCGCAGTCTGGCGTGGTGATAAGTTTGTCGTTGGTGTTGTTGATGAGGATCTTTGCAAGATCGCCAGGCTCTGTCACGGAGATGTTCGACAGCACAGCATTCTTTCGCGCTTCAACGCCGGCAGCCCACGACTCCCCTGGCGTGAGACCTTCAGAGAAGGAGTGGCGAATCGGCCACATCATTATCTTCTCTTTTGAGTTACGCACTAGAACAGGCGCCGCGACCATGCGCATGAGCTGACCCACGCTACCTCTGCCGCCTGACTGAATCATTTCGCCCATGGTCCCGCGGTTCTGTCGCGTGAGTTTGAGCATCGCATCTTGGCCATCGAGCAGAGCCTTCTCGCGCTCTTCTATGTTCTTAGACTCTTTGTAGGCTTTGATGTGCGGAGCGAGAAGCTCGTCGCGTTTCGGATCCGGTTCTATGTCGTCGAGGCCAACGGAGATTCCCTCGAGAGTCGCGAGCTCGTCGCCGAGTCTCTTGAGTTTTGTGACAATATCGGGATATTGGTCAGGGTGTTCTCGCGCCAAACGCACGAGACCGTCATTCAACGAGTTCTTTGTAAGCTGCTTGTCAGTAACCTGCCACTTACTCGGCAGGATCTGGTTGACTAGGTGTTGACCGAGAGTGGGCACATTAATACCCACCCTGCTGTGGACCCATCATCTGTTGCATCTGCGCGGCTTGCATTGCTTGCTGCTGTTGCTGCGCCTGCTGCTTAGCCTGCTGGTGCTTGTGGAGCATGTAGATTCCGCCGCCGATGGCTGCCGACGGTAAGAGAGTTCTGATGTTGCCCATGGCGCGCTGACGCGAGAGCTCACCAAGATCTGCCATCGGCCCTTGTGCGCCCTCGGCAAGATGGCCTACGCCCTCGAGACTCTTGGGCAGGCCGCCACCGAGGCCGCCCATGAGATGGCCGGGTAGTTCTTTCATGGCCTGAAACTGACCGCCGAAGAATCCGGGACCTTCATCTGCGAGCTTGAAAGTCTTCAGTGCTGCGATGGCGCCCTCTGCGCTTGCTTGCTTGATCATCAGAACACCATCCCGGCACCAGACGGGCCGCCTGAATCAACGGCACGCGAACCTGTGTCGCCTGCCTGCGGGTTCACTGTTGGACCCCAGTGGACTGTTCTATCCAGAGGATCCTTGTGATCCTTCTGGTCGCCGGGAGGATTGAGGCCGTCTAGCCCCTGAAGAATCTGCTCGAGGTTATCTGCGTCTCTGCGATCGCCGTATGCGTTTCCGCCCTCGGATGCCGGCTCTGGAGAGGGACCAGCGTCGGCCTTCTTATGGCCGCTCTCAGCGGCTGCACGCAAGGCTGCGTCATAGCCGTGGAATTTTCTGGTTGGTAACTGAAGCCTCAGTTCCTCTCCCGCTAACTTGAAATCTCTTAGTGCGGCGGTGACGGCTAAGTCGTGAGCTTTCTTAACATGTGCAGGCAACTTAGCCCCCTTAGGCGTAGCGTCTTCGAACTCTCGCGCTACCTCTGGGTGATTAGCCCAGAGATATGCACGTTGCGCTCTCGACCTCATCGGCATAGTTACTAAAAGGTTAGCTTACTTATCTATCTTGACGGGGTCATTGAGATCCAATTCTCCACGATGATAAGCCCCGAGCGCTTCCTCTGTAGAGGCAAAACTCTTGGTCTTTTTATCACTACTTGGCCTAGTAGCGCGGTGAAGACCCATAATGCTTTCCATCTCAGGAGCAATGTTTAATGAGCGTGGATTCCTGTCAGAAAATAGAAGGTGCGACAGCGTTATATTTTTGGAATCCTCCACCGCTGCTGGCGTGACGGGAACGTGTATTTGAACCGTATTCGACAGGATTGTTCCATCGACGGCCATAAACGTCTCTGAGCCCGGAACCGTAAGATCATAACCGGTTTCGCGGATGTTTGTGGCTTCGTAACTTACCACACGGTCCCAGCTGATTGATTCATTGTCTACCAGGTTAACCCAGGGAATAAAGTCCACCTGTTGTCGTAACGTTGGGTGATCCGACAAAATGCGTTGAGCCGTGTGGCGCGTCGTATACCCGTCGCTAATCGCATTACTAAGCGCAGTGTACGTAGCGTTCTTGTTGCCATATAGTCGACGCGCCTCTTTTGCTATTGCAAGAGGTATCGGAACTATGTCTGTTCTCGTATAGGCAGAGGCCGTCTTATCTATTGGCTCAGCAAAGTAAGCCTTAAACCTTTGTGCCTTAGTCTCGTGAGCCACGCACAATGAGCCGAGTTTACGAAGTTCAACGCTAGACGGCGTAACAACCCAACAATCAAGACCCTTGGGGGTCTTTGTCGTGGTGATTGTAGCGGTAACGTTGAGCGACTTATAGAGCAGTACCGTCTCTTGTGCCAACCGAATACTGGTTGTGCAGTGATTGATTATCCACTGAGGTTTTGCTTTGCCGTGACTAACAGCAATGCTGCCATCCGTGTCGATAAGACCCGCCAGGAGACCACGACGAAACTCTTCAGGGGCTGTCAGAAAGAAAGGAGGAAGATGTTTATTTCGTGCGCCGTGTCCGATGAGCGGAGCAACAAGAGACGCATATTCCACAGAGCCTACGGCTAGCTTCTGGCTATTGGGCCCGAAACCCTCTCCTTTCCTTGTTAGATGCGTAACTGTTGGCGTCAAACTAAAAATTTCTTGAAGAAGCGTTTTATACCGTTCTTGAATAGCCGGCTCTATCGCAGCCAGGTTTACGACTGAAGGGCCGTTGGCTAGCTCGTCGACCCAACCGTCCCCGACCAACATACCGAGTAATTGTCCTACGCCCTCCGTAAGAGAGATCGTCGAATTTAGTCGCTGTTCTCTGGGTCGATTTCCTCGCAGTTGACGTTCTGACGTCATCATTGATACGCAAACGTCTAATGGCGATAGGTGTCGCGCTATAGGCACAAATACGCCTCCCGCTTCTGCAGGTCTTCGGCGAACAGTATTGAGCTCACGAGTAAGCCCATACACCGCGCGAGGGTCGTCATCAGATACAATCTGACGGCCAGATGCGAGTGTTACGGTTTCAACGTATCGATCTTTGTGTACCGACCACGCGGAGACCTTCATGAGTTTAAGTTGCCCCGTCGATGGATCGTGCGCTATCACACGAATCCCTTCTGGCACTGCATAAAAAGCGCGATGTTCTTTTTCGAACTGAAGCGCGCCGTGTGGAAAATTTTCCAGGGGGCACACAAAAAATCGATCCCCCTCCAGATAACCCGTGACTGTTTTGAAGCGCGCGGTCATTTGTTCATCCTGTTGTTCAGCATGTCGCCATGCTAGCACGTCTGCTTCTTTTTGTCCATAGTCTGTAAAAAAAGAAGAAGAGATACACAGGATTACGTGTCCAAAACAGCAGTCACCGTCATAGTCGAGGTTAGCCCCTCGTTCGTAAGCGGGTGCGATTTTAATCGCCTTACCTCCAATTAACCGGGGATAGGCCGCCACAATATTGCTCCTGCTCAAAGAAGGCGCACGGTTCACGAGTACAGGTCGATCCTTGGATTCGTTGATGAGCTCGTCTCTAGCAATGGGAGTTCTGTCATCTACCATGCGCTGAGCTTCGACTGCCGGATATCCGCGACGAACCAAGCGACCAATGATGAACTTCGAGTACATCGTCCACGCCATGTCCTCTGGAAGACCGATCTCGTCCATAGACAGTTCCGGTCCAGGAGACACGACGCCTCGTCCGCTTGGCGTTTGCAGACGCTTCATAATCTTCGACTGAAAAAAGCCGTTGCCGGGGCGAGACCCTGTGATAGCGAGTATATAACCCTTTGCGTCTCTCTTGTTTACTCCCGGGCTGACCGGCTCTCCGATTCCAAACAACGCACTGACAGCGTCGTACAAGTGTTGACGAGGGGCGGCTAGCTCCTTGTCCGGTAGAACCTCTTTGACTTTCTCGAGGCCGTCGTTAGCCAAGAACGCATCTCTGTAAAGGAGATTTGCGTCACCGACTTGGAGCTTGCCGTCTGGCAGCGGCAGAACCGGGCGGATAATTGGCGGCGTGACTGGGACCTTGCTCAGGACATATGCCTTGTCCGGGGTGAGGCCGAGATCTTTAAGCGCCTCGAGGTACTTCACCTTCTTGACGGTATTATCTAAGGCGGTGCCCTTGAGGCGTCTAGCTTCATCGCGAAGGTTCTTGATCTCCTTATCCATGTCAATGGCACCGAGTGCGCTCTTGAACCAGTTGCCGCCTTTGCCGACGTGTTCTGTAAATTGATCCTGTGTCAAGTTGAGAAGCTTCTTCACGGGCTCTTCGAACACAGGATTAACAATTGGCTCGACAAGATCGACGTGAGACCACTTAGTGCCAGAGGCTCCGCCGGTTCTAGCAGGGTCAAATAGTCCGCCTGTTTCTGGCTTTAGATCCTTGGCTCTGATCATCTTACTAGGATCTGGCAGTGCCCCGCTAGACATCTTGGTGATGTCCGCATCGGTGAGCGGGCCGAGTGCGAGCCTGGAGCCGCTCTTGTTAACCTTGATACCGGCACCAGTGAGCATGGAATGAAGTTTGTCATACACAAACGACGTCTTGGGTGCGGGAGTAGGTAGGCCAAGTTGAATGGCTCTCCAGAACTCGTCGTTTCTCTGACTCTTTATGGTGGCAGACTCACGGAGTATATTTCTCGCGTTGTGTGACACGAGACCGTCGAATTCCATTCGACCGATTCCCTTGGCCCCGTCGTCACCGCCCTTTGCTGGCTGTTCGTTGTAGTCGTAGCGGCCCGGTTGACTAGCCGACCACCCGCTCTCGGCGGTCTTCATGAGCTTGAGGATGTACGCATTGCCAACGAACACATTCGGAATTTTTTTTCCTGTGACAGGATCAGTGACAGTCTCCTTGTCAGAGAGTCCAGCCTCCTTTAGCTTGTCGCGCGCGAACTTAACAGCATTGCCAGGCATGTACTGCGGAGCAATGATCGGCTTGCCCGTCTTAGCCGCTACCTTGCCGAGAGCGGCCTCTATGATCTGACTCGGATTGATTCGCGTGATGACACCCGCACTCGTAAACAGCACGTCGATTGGGTGACCGGACTCGTCCTGCAGCATCTGATCATCCGGAATGATCTGTGCAATCACACCCTTAGCCCCGTGCCTGTTGGTAATTTTATCGGCGATCTGGAGCGGCTCCTCGGTCTTAACGGTGACGCTGTGTCGAGCTTCGGTTTTCGCGACGTCAGATACTACGCCAGGGTTGTCGCTATTCCAGGTCTCAACTACCTCTCTATACGGCTTCACCAAACTCTTCGACAATTTGCCAAGGAGCGCCGCATCGCCGGTGACTACGTTGGGGCGCACCGCAACAAGAAGAGGATCTCCTTTGTAGACGGTTGTCCCGGGCTTTATTACGCCGTCGTCGTCGAGATTTGCATACTGCTTGGCGGTGTATCTTGGGCCGAAGTAAGTCTTATGTCTCTCTCGACCGGCCTGCGTCTCCCCGCTGATATCGAGCACATGTTGATACATGTGCTCACTCGTTAGTTTGTTGGCGGCGTTTTGACTGACAACTAGACCATCGTTTGAATTGAGGCCACGGGCCGCTACGTACGCTACGCGTAGATTTGTACCGAGAGCGAGGGTTCCGTCCTTGGTGAAGTTAGACTCAGCCAATAGCTGGCCTTTCTTCACTTCATCGCCCTGTTTAACGATCAGATTATTGGTGAGATACGTTTTAGCGGCCAGCGGAAGATCTTGGTCATAGTGCAGCTTCATAACGCCGCCCGCAGCGCTTGTCTTTGTACCGCGAGGCGCCAAGTGAATGTAGTCACCGTCGATTTTGGTGATGACACCGTCCTCTCTAGCGGTAGGGACAATGATCTTGGCAAACTCCTGCTCAACAGAGTGTCCAGGAGCCCACGACTCGACTTGCACGTTTGGAGCCTCTCTGTGCACGAGGGGCAACGCCTGCTCCTGGTGCTTAGACGCCATGAGTGATCGGTTACCTTGCATGCTTCCGATTAGTGGAAGCAAGTTGGTCGTGGGGCTAAACATGTCCGTCGCATGCCTGATCTCATGAGTGACGCGGTCTGATGGCTCGTGTCCCATGAGGTGGTTGTGCATGGTCTCGATTATCTTACCGGGACTCAGGTCCTGTCCTGGAAAGGCGATTACGCTCTTACTAGCCTCTTTAATGCTGAGAATTTCATCCTTGCCGGTTTTGACGTTCCTGTAAGTTCCATAGAGATTGTTGTGATCATCACGCATGGTACCGATAGCCGCGCGGACATCGACACCGGCGTGGAAACTCTCGGGCGTCCTGACCTCGTCCAGAATCCCGAGGTGAGTCATGTGCGCGTCGCGAGCCTCTATAGGAATGGCGCGTTCCGTTGGAATCGCGCCCTCGCCGAGCATAGTTACCTTAGACGCCTGACTGATGAGCTCCATCGGATTGATCTGCGTGGGAACAGCAGAGAGCGATGAGCCCGTCAAGAAACCGTTCACTGATTTCGTGAACATGCCAGACGGGATAGCGTCGCGGAGCTTTCCCTTGGCTGCGTCTAGCTTCCATCCGAACTTGTTGCGCATAGAGCGTGCCGTGAGGCCGAGACGCTCTCGGATGAAGTCGTCTACTGAGTGGAAAGTCTTGAACTCTAGTGCGTCACGATCGTCGACGTTTCTGGCGTTCTTGTGAACGTCGAGAAGTTTATGGCCGGCCGAGAGTAGCGCCTGCGGTGACGCCTTGTCGAAAGGGTGACCGAGAGTCACCTCATTGACGTCTGGGTCCATCTTAGTCGTATCGAAATACGCGCGCAACGCATCTGCGCGCGCCTCCGGCGTGGCTGGCCTAGGACGGCCAGGTCGCTCCAAGATAACGTCGTACAACGTGTCGACGTGCTTCTCTGGCTTTGAGAATTTTTTGTTGTTGATCTCCGCTACTTCAGAACCCCAAGCTCTAGATATATCTTGGTGAGGTACGCCAAGAGCCTTGAGAACAGGATATAGACCAATCTTCGAGGAAGTGTGCGAGGGCGTGATGTACAGAAGACCTTTCTCTTGGTCCATCGACATCTTTAGATTGGCACCCTTGGCCATGTTGAACTGCGCCTCAAGAAGCTGGTTGCCGCGTCTATGCACATAGACGCCGGACTTCGGCCGCAGTAGGTTGGCGACAGCGTACTCTGTGCCATCGAGGATAAACGTGTGCCTGGGCGTAAAGTACGGCAGGCGCAGTAGCGTGAAGCCCTTAGCCTGATCAGTTACCTGTCCGGCTGAGTCCTTTACTATCAAGTCTCCCTTTACGCGCTCAGATAGCGTACGGCCCTCCATTAGAGCCTTCTTCTGCTCGCGGGACGAGAACTCCTCTGGAACTACGTGAGCGTTGTTCAACTCGATAGTCCAGCGACCCGCCTTCATAGGAAAAGACTGGTTAAGGCCCTCTACGGCGGCCTTTCGGATGTAACCACGTCTGGTGTCGCTGTCTTCCAGAACGGGGCGCAAGTTCTTGGTAGAAGAGTCTGTCACGACAGAGGTCCAGATTTCTCTACGGGTTCGACGTCACTCATAGAATCTACCTGGTCAGGGCGAGCAGGCGCCTTGTTCTCGAACCAACATAGAACGATGACGTGCTCGCCGGTCTTGGTCTCATAGCTCTTCTCGTAGCGAATTGTTATCTCACCTGACCAGGCCCTGTTGCAGACGTCGTCGTAGTCTGCCAGCTCCTCAGGACAGTTGAACATCTTCGTACACTGCCGAACGCTGGGGCCCTTACGGGACTTACCAGAAACGGTAACAGGAGACGCTGCCTGTCCGAATGGGTGGGCTCCCGTGAGCTCCTGCATGCGGTTCAGTGTTTCTGCGAAGTCGTCTTTCTTGTCTGCCATGAGTCACCTATTGTGTTTTAATACCGCGACTACGCGCCCCAACGATCTCGTTGGGCTTGTGACATGCGAATCTTTGCCTCGGGCGTATATTTTCGTCCGCGTTGTCTAGCGGACATCGCTTGTCTTTGTTCGAGAGTTGCCTTGTGACCGCGGCGCGCAGCCGATATTAGCGCGCGATTCATCAGACATCTTTTTACCTTTATTACTTTCTGAAATTTTCTTACGGTGTTCTTCAGTCTTAGGAACGCCTCGGCGCTGCTCAGACATAAGATCTCGTGTTTCTTGCGAGAGTTTCTTACCCGTTTGTGCGATTGCTAATTTCATTCGATGTTCGGGAGATTTTGTTCTGCCTTTATTTCCTGCGGAAATCGCCGCTCGCGCTTCTTCGTCATGTTTGTATCCGAGTTTTCCTGGGCCCTTAGCCTTTGCGTTAACAAGACGACAGCCTAAGGATCGAAAATACTCGGTCCAATAGTCTTCAGCGGCGTCCATGAAGGGCGCAGGTACTTCTTGAACCAATCGAATAGTTGGAATCACGTTTTGTTGCACCAGACTTTGAACCCAATACACGCGATAAGGTACGCGCCCTCGGTTACGATTTTCTCGTTGTCCTTTGTCCTTAAGATGTTGTGCTAGACGGATCTCAAGCGCCTTGATTGTACGACCTACGTACCGTATCTCGCCATCTCGTGGGTCTATAAGAACGTATATCTTCGCGATTTTCAAAATATTTATGCCACCGTTTCTCCGTCAGAGGGCGGACTCGTGGCTCCCGTAGGATCTTGTCCTGTTCTTGCCATAGAGATCGCTGCTCTGTTTTGCTGCTGTGTCGCGTCTTCAAGAGATAATTTTACTAGCGCGTACATTGGTTTATCGCGTTTTTCGAGTTCCGTCATCTGTGAACGTCTAGTACCTTCATCCAATCCCATCAATTGTTGAACGATTTGATCGGCCTGTTGTTGCATAGCTTGCGGATCATATGCGGCACCGCTTTGTCCTAGTTGCGCCTGCGTGCGCGCCTGGAGACCAAGTTCATTCTGTCGCTTCTGCATCTCGATATTGATTTCGGATGCGACTCTCGCGTCGTCGAGTGTTTCCTGCTTACGCTTCTGCCGCTCCTCAACTGGGTCGACGTCAAAGGCCTCACCAAGAGTAGCCTTGGAAATCCACGGACCGCTGGACGGATCAGCCATATTGAGCTGCAAGAGCAGCGCCTTCTGTTGCACGTCGTCGATGAATTTAAACGGCGCGAGCTTGACCTTAATAGATCCCCAACCAAGCAGCTTGGCGGTCTTATCTGTTATCCACTGCAGGAGATCGTTTAGATCTGTGGTCTGATGAATCAACTGGTTCTCGAGGACGCGTAGCTGAATTCCTGAACCCATAGCGGAGAACCCGCCATAGATGAACTCCTTGGGGAGTCCTAGTGCCGCAATAATGTTGTCCTCGGCCGCCTGAACTTCGCCGAGCGTCATAAGAGCGCGCGCCTGTCCGCCGAAGTGGGTAACTTCAGCCGGGATAGGCGACCACATGATGTGGAGCGGATCTCTGCGCCAGCGCTTTACGCTAGACTTCATCTCCGCTGTCCAGTGAGACAGGTTGATCGTCAAAAGCGGATCGGCGTTGGCCGTCGACTGTTTCGGCGAGATGATGCGCATCGGAACGATGTAGTCGAGTGCGATAGCTTCGTTTGCCTTGCGTAGAACCGCGGCAAAAAAGAAGAGCTTAATTGTCGACGACAGGGGCGGAAATCCCCACTGCGCTTCGATGCCGGCGGGTGCGTCCATCTTAAGATGGCAGACCTGCCCGTCAGCGAACTTAAAGATCTTGTCGTCCTTAAGAGTGCGGAGGAACTCCATTGGCATAGAGTCAATGAGGTGCTTGTTGTTTTTAGCGACGCGCTCTTTCAGCTCTTTCGGAATTGTCCAGTAGTATTCTGAATGTCCTGTTATCGGGTTATGATCGATGTCGATAAGCTTTGGGTCCCATCGAATAATCGAGATCTTGTCTGGCTTAGCAATCTTCTTGTCCACGACGTCGTCGGGGCCCGCTTCAGCCTTCGCATGACAGCTTGGACATACGTAAGAAAAAGTAAGCTTCTTGAGACGAAAGCGATAGTTCAAGCTGGTGGCATTCGACTGCTGTCTGCAGTGCGGGCACTTGAGAAAACGTACGAACGGAGAGTACATCGAGAAGAAAGAGTTGCCGTACGTAAACTTGTCAATCGCCGCTTTTACTAACCATCGCTTGACATGGAGTTGTTCGTCGAGCAGCTTTTCGTACTTCTTCTTCAATCCTTCGTTGGTCGTCTCATAGAGAATATCTGTGATCGGATACGTACAAAACTTCTGGAGTGCCGCATAGATATGGGCAGAATTGAAGTACAGATACTCCGTAAGGCGGAATAAGTCTTTTAGTTTTCGAGGCGCGAACGCCGTGAGAAAATCAAACAGCGGATTGCTGTGTGATGCTACGTTGCCAAAGTTAAGGTCTCCGCCGGCGTCTAGATCAAGCATTAAGCCACGTCCTGTGGTATTGCGAAAGAGATAGCATGGAAATTACAGTTCGTATTGGTGCGGCTAGCAATGGAACCCCTGTGTTCACGTGCGCAAGCCAGCACCAGGCTCTTGGAAGAGTATTCGGCGCGGTCTATGATGACAAGCGATGTCTCTGGATGATGCCAGCATTCTGGCCGGCGTCCGAGCTCACGCTCAATGACCTCGAGGTCCTGTCCAAGAGTCTCCCGATAGTACTGTCGGACAGCGCTAAGCGGCATGTCGCAGATCTCGATAACCACAAGAAAAGTCTAGCAGAACGGGCTCTTCCGGCAGGGTTTGACTTCGTCACTAAACCATATGATCATCAGATCCTTGGGCTCTGTCACGCGTGGTGGTGCCTGCGCTCGGCACTGTTCTATGAGGCCGGACTTGGCAAGAGTAAGATCGCTACGGACCTCATTCGCTTGATGAAGCACCAGGGCTCTCAGAAGTCAACACTAGTCCTTGGACCTTTGGTCACGATTACCAACTGGGGACGAGAGATCGATAGGCATTCTGGTGGGCAGCTGACTTGGCGAGCTCTTCGTGGCGATCCGGTAGAGCGCGCAGCCATCCTTGATGAAATCAAGGAGACTCGCCCCGATGTAGTTCTAGCGACTTATGACACCGCGCGTATAGACACTGATGCGATGATAGAGACGCTAGATTACGATACGATCGTTGCTGATGAGTCTCACAACTTAAAGGCGGCCGATTCTCAACGCTCTATTGCTGCAAGAGAGCTGGCCATAAAAGCGTCTCGTCGAGTCATAATGACTGGTACCTCAAGTTCTGGAGATCCTCGCGACATTTTCGGTCAGTTTAAGTTCTTAGGTGAGTGCTTCATGCCAGAGAACGCCTGGCAGTTTAAGCGCAAATTCCTGGTAACGCCTGGTCCCAACTCACATGTCGTACTCGGGTTCAAGAACCTCAACATCTTGAATAAGCGTGTGACGGCTCTCTCCATCAACAAGACCAAAGAAGAGTGTCTAGACCTTCCTGAGCAAACGATAGTAGACGTCAGCTACCAGCTCTCTAGGAGACAGAGAGTAATTCATAATCAGCTGGTCGAGGACATGACGATAAATCCCGTCATGATGGAGCTCCTCATGTTCGGTGACGCGAGGACTCTGCCTCCCGCAGCACAGCTTCCTCACAGAGCTGCCGTTCTGACAAAGGCCCTCCAGGTCGCGTCAGGATTCCTGATCACCAAGGCGCAGGTTGAGGGCGAAGAGGACACAGTTACGCGGTTAGAGGAGAATCCAAAATTAGACGCCGCCATGGAGAAGTTGCACGAGGTCTTAGACGGTACTAAGAACAAGATCATCATATGGTGCTGGTTCAAGATCGAGATGGACTTGATCCAGGAGAGGCTAGCTGAGGAGGGTTGGGACTACGTCAGAGTAGACGGCGACAACAGCTCTCAAGCTCAAGAGCTCATTGATGAATTCGGCGCAGATGATGGTAAAAGAGTTTACCTCAGTCAAGTATCAACCGGCGTCGGCGTGACCATCAACATGGCCACATACATGATGTACTACTCGATGCCGTTCTCCCTGATTCAATATTCTCAGTCACTGGACCGCAATCACCGAATTGGTCAGCAGCACAAAACTACCGTGTTCAGGATGTTGGGCGACGGCACGCCAGAGCCGACGATAGCCAGACTTTTAGATGCCAAGGAGAGCGTAGACACTGCGCTCACCAAGCGCATGGACTGCATGGCGTGTCCGCATAGCGCGCGGTGCATTCCAGCAGGTGTCATGCCCTTCGACACTGCTTGTATCTACAAGCGCGCTATCGCGCGTCCCGTCACCGTTGCAAACCCGATCGACCTGTCGTATGATCCCGATCATGAAAATTCGAATGACCTTCGACCGCGAGGATATCAAGACCCTCATTGCGGAGCATCTGAGACTCAAGGGGATCAAGGTGGAGCTCTCGTCGATGAAGCTCAAGGGCTCAGTGACGGTGACCGTGGAGGTCGACGGAGCTGAGATCGAAGAAGAGGGCCCGCAGTCTAGCCCTCCGTATGATTCGGGAGAGAAGGAACCTCCTGCACTAGAGCCTCTCACTCCGCAGGAAAAGAACATCACTGATATCAAGGCAGCCTCAGCTGCTCTGATGGACAAGAAGCCGGGTCTGTACGGAGAACCAGCGCGCTCTTCACTGGCAGGCGCTATGAGTGAGGAGGAGGCGAGGGCCTTCTTGACTAATGGCGGCGGACGATCGTCTGGACGATAACAACAAAGCATTCTTAGCGAGTTAACGCCAATGGGTGAAACACGAACAATTGAAGAATTGATCGACGCGCTTGGCGTCGACGAGTATATGCGAGAGCAGTTCGATACTGACCGTGCTCGCCTAACCGCGCGTCTTTGCGCCAAGCACGGCGTCAACGAAGCCGAAATCGATACGTTGATTAGAGACCATCGCTATGAGCACTCAGGCGAGGATCCTGAAGACGATTACATGCACGTCATGGCGATGGGCCGCGCGGCCGGATGGGTGTAGTTAGGCGACGGCCAGATAAACATGCAACAAAGGATACGTATGACACCGCATGAGATCATCAAGTTTCGACGCGACGTTCAACAACAGTCAGGTGTTCCCGAGGAACACAAAAAAGAAGACCGCAAGCACTGCTTGAAGAATCTTCGCAAGCAGACCCGACGTCAGAGGCACGCTGCGCGTCAGCGCCTGAAGAAGCGCCGGGGCTGGGCGTGAGATGTGGCTAGAAATCGTGGAACACGAGGGGCGTAAGTACGTTAGAGCTTCGTGTTCTATGCCGCCTGCAGACGAGTACGACGATTCTTACGACGAAGAAGCCGTAATCTGTCTCAAGTGCGGCAAGGACGGTAAGTGGTACAACACCGTGAAGCACGATAAGACCTGTCACTCGAAACAGCGCAAGAAGAAGGTGAAGAGTGAGCAACGACGAAAGAGGGCGAAAGCTCTTAGCTCGCGATGAGTTTCGCGAGGCCGTCTTCACGAGAGACGGTCGCATATGCGTCATATGCAGATCGCCGGCTATGGACGCTCACCACATACTCGAGCGCAAGCTCTGGTCAGACGGAGGCTACTACACGGACAACGGCGCATCGGTTTGCGCCGGTTGCCATCTAAAAGCAGAGACAACAGAAATCTCGTGCGAGGAGCTTAGAGAGAAGTGCGGGATCACTCGTCCTATCTTGCCTGAGCACTTGTACAGAGACGAGCGCTATGACAAGTGGGGCAACGTCATCCTGCCTAATGGGCAGCGCATACGCGGCGAGCTCATGGAAGACGGCAGCGTGCAGAAGATCCTGGCGTCTTACATGCACTTGTTCACTGGCAGGGTGAAGTATCCGAGGACCTACCACCTCCCGTGGAGCCCGGGTTACACTGACGATGACCGAGTCATGAAAGACCCAGATGCGTGCTTTGGGCAAGCCGAAGTCGTTGTGACCGAGAAGATGGACGGCGAGTGCACGACGATGTATCCGGACGGCATACATGCCAGGAGCACGGAGTATTCTCCTCATCCGTCCCGAGATAGAGTGCGTGCTCTACACGCTTCGATCGCGCACGACATCCCCGCGGGGTGGCGCCTGTGCGGAGAGAACCTCTACGCTGTTCACAGCCTCGAGTACGACTCGTTGCCGTCCTTCTTCCTGTTGTTCTCTGTCTGGGATCAACGGAACGAGTGCCTCTCGTGGGCTGATACTAAACTGTGGGCAACGCTTCTAGGACTAAAAACGGTCCCCGTGCTATACCAGGGAACCTGGGATCCGAAAGAGATTCGGCGTCTCGGTGGTGACGTAGCTACCAGTGTGTATGGCACTAAGCGCGAAGGTTACGTCGTACGAACAACAAATGGTTTTCACTACAAGGACTTCCGAAACAAGATTGCTAAGTATGTTCGAAAGGACCATGTGGTATCACACGGTCATTGGATGCATCAAACGGTTCGTCCTAACGGAATAAAGGAATAACGCAATGAGAAAACACAAAGTCAAGAAGACCCGCAAAGAGTACGTCGTATTTCTGTGCCAGAACAAGAAGTGTGAGTTCTTCGGCAAGCCGACCGTCCAGGGCGTTTGTCATCGGGAAGATCCTGATGTGATCGACTACAAGAAGCTCGATAAACAGGAGAAAGAAGCTCGAGAGACAATCAAGTGGCTGAAGAAGAAGTTTCCTGGTAAGAAGTACGTCAAGGCGCTCGAGTCTTATTACGAGTGCGCCTGGATCAACTGGTCCAGCTCGCTGGATGAGACGATTTATCTTCGCATGCAGAACGCGCGTATGCGCCTCAAGAGACGCACTGCTCACAAGCGATAGGAGTACCGTATGGAGACTCTCAGAGTAACACTGCCGACGGGTATCGAGGCGGCACAGGACACCGTGGAGTTTCAGTACTTCCAAGAGAACAACCTGTGGTACCGCCTGAAGACCTCAGGCTTTCACTTTCCCATTCCAGTCAGCGACACTAATGAAGGTATCTTCAAGGCCACCATGAAGGGCATCGAAGTGCTTCGCTGGGTCAGACATCATGTCGAGTTCATCAAGAACTCTATGGAGTCTGAATCAATCAACGCAACTAAGACAGGACAAGAATGAGCGCATCCGGTGTAGAAGAGCTAGATGCTCTTCTAGACCCCGAGATAGAAGTTCACGAGCAGCTCGAACCAGATCTCGTTGATATTCTACCACGAGGGTACCTATCAATATCCCAGGCGACGCGCTTCCTCAAGTGCGCGCATCAGTGGAAGTTGATATACGTAGACGGCAAGCCTCAAAAGACGACTATTCGCATGATGAACGGCACGTTCGTTCATGCAGCGGTAGAGAAGGTGCTCGAGGCTCGTTTAGAAACGGGTGCAACTCCCTCCTTGGAGTTGGCAACAGACGCGTACTCAGACGTTTTCGAGAAGAACAAAGTTCTTGTGGAAGAGTGGGAAGGTCAAGAACCAGGCTCCGCCAAAGACACGGGGATTCGCTGTACGACGACTTTCCACCAGAAAGTCGCGCCGTCTTCTACGCCTATCGCGGTAGAGCGTGAATTTAGAATCACCGTGAGTACCGAGGACGGTAAAGTAAGACTGCCCGTCATGGGGCGCATAGACTCCGTTCAAGCACAGGTCATGTCAGAAGAGGACTATCAACGCATCCGAGAAGACTTAAATAAAGGCAAACAGGTCAAGGTACTTCAGAGACTACACGACCTAAAAGTGTCGACGGATAAGTGGACAAAAGACGATCTCGTCAATGACCTGCAGTTCGCTGTATACGCTCACGCGGAGCAGACGCCTGATATCCAAATAGACAACATTCACTACGGTCGGAGTAAGGTACCCAATCCTAGATATGAAGCGATTGATACCGTCATCAGTCGAAAGCAAGCGGATCACGCGCTAGACGTATTAAAGGGCGTGGCTCAGGGTATCTCGAGCGGCGTATTTCCCATGACTGACCCGAGCAATTGGTTCTGCTCTGAGAAGTGGTGTTCCGTGTGGAAACACTGTAGAGGTAAGTAATGCCGATAGAAGACTACGAGTTTAAGCAACTCGAACAAGAACTAGAGCGTCTCAAGTCTGACCACGAGTACGAGATCAGCTGCCTCAATAGTCGAGTAAAAGAACTAGAGATTGTGGTAGAGAGGCTCATCGCTGCGGCTAAGAGACCAAGAACGGCGCGAGAGGCTGCAGACATGACCTTCGTCCCATGGCCTACGGATAAGCACGTCAGGTATAACGGAGCAGGCCAGCCGTGCGATATGTGGACTGGCCCTTGCGCATGCGGCGCTTTCCATGTAGAAGGTGTGTAATGAAACACCTACTTCTCGCCGCCATTGTCGCCCTATTCGTTTCTCCTGCCTATGGTCAGGACAGCAATAAATCTGTTGCAGGTCACTTTGAGAGGATCTCTGATTGGCACTATCTTGCCGCAGACCCTTCCGTGCCTCAGTGCGGAGGGAAGGTTATGAGCGACGAGTTGGACGCGATCAGCGAGATGTCCGAATTTACGGTCACCGCGGCGGTTCTTACTACCAATTGGAATGACCAATTCTATTGGGTGAAAGAGGCGCAAGCGTACGTTGAATTGAACCCGGTTCCAGAGTCAAAGACGGGCGAAGTCTGGGTCTACGGTTTCGTGCTCAACCAAGAGATGATCGCGTTTGAAATGCAGCACTACGACAACAAGAAACTAACCTGTGTAGACGCGTGGATGGCGCGACTAAAGAAGGACAAGTGAGTGTAGATCCATTCGATACTCCGAACGAGCCGTTTTACATCCCTGAGGAGCTGAAGCGAGCCGTTAAGGATATCGTATACGAGCTCCTAAGGGCTACGGCCAACCATGGCCCGATGTACTCAGCGCACGAGGGCCATTCGATCATAGAAGAAGAGTATGAGGAGCTCAAGGAGCACGTGTTCACCAAACAGGGACGTCGTGACGTTGAGGCCATGCGAGCTGAGGCTGTTCAACTAGGAGCCATGGCCCTTCGGTTCATTATAGACATCGTTGATTCGGGGAATGGACAGCGCTAGCAACAGAAACTCTCTTTCTGTGGTAAAAGGATTTGCGATGGAAAAACTAGGTGTATTGATCCCCGGTTCAGATGGAACCAAGGCCTCGGAAGACCTCACGGTCAAACCCAAATGCGCCAAGTGCCGTCGTGAGCTAGACCCGGACACCAACGTCCCCAAGTGTGCCGTTTGCGGAACCCTCCCAGCCGAGGAAAAGGAATGACGTGCCGGGTAAAACGAAGTCTCCTGGCGCAGCCAGCCCAAATCAAAAAGTTACCGCTGACATAGCGGGACGACTCAAGAATATACGGGCATTGTGGCTCGCGGTATACAACGATCCAGAGCACACCCTGGCAGAGGTGGCCGTTGAGGTCTACGACAAGATCGGGGAGCTGCTAGAGGGCAAGAGCCTAGAGCAGCTAACGTATTACAACATCGACAGAGACAGAGTTCTCAAGAACCTTAAGGAGTTCTGACAGATGCCTCTATTGAAACTGCGGAAGCTCAGCTTCCGTAGGATAGTCACGCTCGTCGTGCGCCTAGTCGCCACGGCAGTTCTGTTCTTTACGAGCGGCAATGTTGCGCTGAAGTCGATGGCCAAAAGTGCCGTCGGCGAAATTATCAATGACGTTCTTGGTTTCGCGTGACTCTAGAAGAGTTCCTAATCGCCCAACGCGACGAAGACGCAGAGCCAAACAAAGACGTTCAAGACGTTGGTGTTACCATCGAAGTGAGAGAGACGGCTTCGCCTCGTCTTGTCTCGAATCTCACGAAATTGCAGCGCCTGGGCCTCCTAAACGGAGACGCGTTGCTATCGATCGTTGGGCAGGCGCCTCTAGATCCTCTGAATCTAGCGGGAGTGATTATGGATCGTCAGCCTGCGGGCTGGACGTTCAGCGCTCCCGACTGCTCTATGTTTCGCGTTCTAGCTAGAGACGAGAAGGATGCCGTGTCTGCGGCTATTCGTGTCGATCTCCTGGACAACTCCGTTGATACACTGGTAGCCAATAAGGCGCGACAGTTGACCGTGTATAAGCACTACGAGCCAGAGGGCAAAAGTGTCCTCGAAGATATCCAGAAGATGTGTGACGAGGCCGTGCAGGCCGCTGCTAGGGAAGCATTATCATGAATAACGAAGCCGCGCTTCAAACAGAATACGTAGAAAACGACATAGGCGAAAGCCCTTATCGAGAAGCGCCTCGATCAGCACACATATACGACGCAGGGTCTCTCACGATCGATTTTCGTGAGGTAGTAGCCGTGTGGGCTTATGACCAGAAGTCTAGTAAAGACCCCGGCATAATAATCATATTTCGCAGCGGCCTGGAGCGTAAGTTCAACGGCACGTCTGTTACCAAAGACATTCCGCGCGCATATAAGGACTACATCCTAGGACGCAGATAATTCAGGTTATTGATCGACTGAGCATGTTGTTCAGTTGATCCAGTAAAGAAGCAACAGAAAGACAGAGAAAGACATGCAAGCACGTAACTGCGATCACTTGTTTCAGCGTTTCACGTTTCAGAAGACCACCACGGAGATCATCGACAAGGCCAAGGCCAAGATCTCACAGCTCCAGAGCAAGATGGAGGAGCGTCAGTCGCGTATTCGCGATCTCCGAGAGTCCTACAAGATCTCGGACGCCGCGTTCGTCGACATCCTAGGCAAGATGCGCGAGAACATGCAGAAGGGCGGCTTCGTGCAAAACTACAGCACGAGCAGCACGGACAACCACGGTAACACCCGCGAGATCACGGTGGGCGCAGGTGTCGTCAACCACCTCCTGACGGAGAACGACTACATCACGGCAGAGCGTGAATCAGTCGAGCGGCTGACGTTTATCGTCAACAACTTGCGTGATGGCCAGCACACGTCGGACACCGGTACGAAGTATACCGATCAGTGGCACACGCTGTCGTTTGCGGAGCTCGAGTACCTCGAGTTCTAACCGAGGTTACAGGGCTAACTGAAGAAGCTCCTCCGCGACCTCGTCACTAAGAGTCTCGCGGAGAAGTTTTAATCCACGCATCTTAGCCTGGCGAATCTCCTCCGGTGTCAAGCCCATAAGAGATGCTATCTGCGATAGGTTCTTGGATTCTCCTCTGAACCCAAAGAACAACTTCAAAACAACGGCTTCTAGGTTAGGTAGACCCGCAAGGATCTTTTCAATCGCTTCCCTCCGCTCATCCGCACTGGCCGCGTCGACACGGGAATCAGCGCCTCCTCGCGCAAACTCCTCGTCGTCTACCGACTCCAGCGCGGCCCCGTCACAGTAAGGTATCATGCCAGCAACGGCATCGGCCTCTGGTGAAGCTACTCCAGTCGCGTCTGCGACTCTCTTAGCGCGAGCGGCTCTGCGATATTCTTTCTGCCGGTGTGTAGGAACATGAACGAGACTAGATGTCGCGTAATCATGGTCCGACATCTCCTTGTGGACCCACCATCCAGCATACGTTAGGAACTTGATAGGTGGTTTTCTCTCGCAGTCGAAACGGTCAATTGCCTTGAGCAATCCTAGGTTTCCTACCGCTATATAATCCTGCACTGCGACAGGATCTTTTGTTCTCTTGTGTGCTTGTCTGACAACAAATTTCAGGTGACTCTGTACAACAGCGTCTCTGGATTTGTAGTCCTTGTTCTGCTGCCATAGACGAATTAATCGTCGTTCTTCAGCAGCATCTCGCACAACAGGCGTGCGACCAATTTCGTTGTAATAGAGAACAGCAGGCGATGGTCCATCCGACACATGTAAAATCTACCACGCTCACGGGCGCTTAGCGCGAGTCTATATGAGCATGAAAAAAAGTTGCATGAACGCGCTTGACACGGGGGCACTTCAGCCTATGATCTGCCCACTCGCGCTACGCGAGGAATCAACCACGAAGGAATAAAGCAGTAATGACTAAGAATGGTAAGAATGGGTCCACGACGACAACCGCGACGACGGCTTTGACCCGTCCGGAACCTAAGGTCGTGAGTCGACCAGCTCTCGGTGCCGAATTAGCACTCCGGAACCCGGAAGAGCTGGACCAGGTCTTTTATGACAAGCAAGAAGCCCTATATGCACTGACGCAAGATGAGGCGCTTCCTGAGGAAATCAGGAACGCCATCACGGCTCTTCATACGCAGGCGGCTTCGAATAAGCCCGGTATGGACGAGATGAATATCAGCTGGCGTATTCCAGAGATTAAGATCGTGCAGGCGACTACGGTGAGCGCGGCGCGTCCCGCGGACTCTAGAACCGGAGACCTATTCTCTTCGGCAGGCGAGGCTCTTCCAAAGACGTTCTCGTTCATCCCGGTACACTTCAACGAGGAGAACGTTCTGTTCCCTGTTGACGCGAAGCGCCCAGAGTGCCAGGCGCCCGACGCGAAGTTGGGCCGACCATACGGTGAGTGCTCCAAGTGCCCGCACCAGCCGTTCGGAAAGCAGAATGGCGGCCGCGGGGAACAGAAGCGCACGGAGTGCAACAACCAGATCGTCGCTACGGTACTAGCGGCAGACCTGTCGCAGTTGTACACTGTTCGTTTCGCGAAGACGTCGCGAAAGGCGGGAAGCTCGCTGTTGCAGCTGTCGGCTGCGCAACCAGTGCTGTGGCAGCAGACATATACCCTCAGTACCGAGAAGGGTCAGGGGACGGGTAACTACTACGTCTTCAAGACCGCACCTACGGGTCGCAGCAATACACAGCACATGATGCGAGTGGCGCAAGCGCTATGCGAACTGTATACGGCAGATCGTCATAGGAAGCTCGCGGACCACTATCGCAGCGTTAGTGCTGCTGCAGACGTGGCTGCTGACGAGGAAGCGGAGTTCGAGAAGCGTCGTCACGCAAATGGCGACGCTGAACCATACGACCTCGACGGCGCGGTTTCAGAGAAGACCTCGGTTAGAGGTAGCAGCAAGCCGATGTAGCTAAGAAGACGGGCGGCCTCTACGCGCTCGTCTTTTTTTGCTAGGCCAGTGCTGTTATTTAACCGGAGGTCTCATGTCACAGTTACCTGTACTTAATGAATTGGCGCAGAAGTACGCGCCGTGGTCGTGGAGTAAGCTCGGCACTGCTGAGTCGTGTCCCTCGCAGTTTCGTCACAAACACCTCTTGAAGACGGCGGAAACGGGCACAAATTCAGACACACAAGTCGGGGTAGCCGCTCATGCGGTTCTAGAACGGCGTCTCAAAGGAGTATCCAAAGAAGCGGCTGCTAAGGAAGCACTAGAAGAGACGCCACTAACTTCTCAAGAGATGGAGAATCTCTATGCACTAGACGAGCGCGTAGAGAGTTTCCTCCAGAAGTTTGACGCGTTCTGCAAGCGAGAGCGCGCGAAGAGCGTCATGATAGAGCAAGCCTGGGGTCTCGATGCTGCACTGCAGCCCGTTTCTTTTTTTGACCCTAAGGTCTTCTTCAGGGGAAAGATCGATGTCGCCGTCATAACAGCGCATGATGACGTCGTAGTCATTGACCACAAGTCCGGCTTTGCTAAAGACCTCTTCAAAGACACAAAGAAAAAACAGCAGCTCCACACATATGCGATATTGGCGCTGGCCAATATTCCCGCTATGAAGGGAATGCGTGGCGCAATTCACTTTATGCAGGGCGACCCTAATAAAGCCATACAGTGGCTTGACTACGTCGACACTAAGAAGGTTAGAGACGTGTATGCGCCGTGGCTCTTTGATAAGATTAACGACGTCTCTAGTAACCTAGTCGAACCGTTCCTCGCTAAGCCGAAATTGCGTTGGCCGTGTGAATGGTGCGGATTTCGGGCGTCCTGCAAAGAATTCAACGAGAAATATCCAGAGGGAGTAGACCTTGGCGAAGCGTGGTAAGAAAGGCGACGATCAGTCTGGCAAGTTTTCTCGCCTAACTGAACTGTGGACAGAGATAACATCAGACCAGTGGGGTTCGTTTCTCAACGAGCTTAAGCCGCAGTCTAAGTTCTCGTGGAGCAAGGATAGTATCAAGGGATGCTGCCCTCTTCATGATGAAGACACGCCATCGTTTTACGTAACGCCGTCTAAGGGCATCGCCTATTGCTTCGGCTGCCATGCTCTATTTACCAATCCAGTTGCATTGGTAGCCAGCATCAGCGGCGCTCGCATGGGTGAGGCGCTTCTGCGCATTCGCAGACACTTCAATATTCGGCGGTCATTGTCGGATAAGTTCTGCGAACGGGTAACGGAGTATGAGCAGCACCAGGAACTCAAGTCGAAGATAGTGAACTTCTGCGGCGAGCAGCTGCTAGCAGCTATCAAGCTATGGCCAGACGACCAAGCCATGACGGATGCCGGTTTGTATTGGGCCAAGACGGCAGTCGAGTATCTAGTCTCTCGCAAGATGGGCGCGTCGCGCTCTGACTCGACAAATACTAAGATCGCTGACCCGCATGGTGTATGGGAGGCCGTGTGTCGCTCTCAGCTTATGGGGGCGTTGCCACCGGTGGCTTCCGCGTTGGCAGCCTTTGGCGCAGACAGCGAAGAATACAAGTTCTACGCGGAGTACACGAAGAAGTACACGGGTGAAGGCAACCGGTATATCGGTTGGCTAGTCATGCCGTACCATGATGCGCCTGGTTCTGTGTCTCGCATCAAACTGCGAGAGCCGCGGTCTGGTGATAAGAAGCAGATCGTCACTGTTGAGGAAGAAGAGTACAAAGAAGAAACAGGAGACTTCCTAGGTTTCTACGGTCTCCACTACTACCGTCTCTTCTTAGCCCCAAAGAGCCCAGGGGACCCCATGGTCCACACGGCATGTGTCGTCGAGGGCGAGTTCGACGCCCTGTCGAGCATCACACAGCAGATTAGAAACGGCGGCTCGCCCGATTTTATCGTTCTTGGCCTTTCAGGAGGCGGCGCGTCGTCGGTTGAGACTTTGCACAACTTTGGCGTGTCTCGTGTTCGCATCATCGGAGACAATGACAGTGGAGGCAATAAGTTCTCCCGTCAGGTAGTAGAGAAGTCTAAGGGTGCCGCTCTTTCGCTCCAGATTTTTTTGTGGCCTGACCGCGAGGATACGCAGAACATCAAGGACCCAGACGATGCGGTAAAGGCGCTGGGTTATCAGGTTTGGTTAGGTCTCGTATGCGATGACCGGTCGTACCTGTCTCTGCCTGACTGGTGTGTTCAGCAAGTTCAGGAGGAGCTCCGGGACGCGCCGGTTAACGACGTACGCATGAGCGGTGAGATAGCCGCAAAGTGGGGCAAGTTCTTATCGGATAGTCAGGAACAAGAAAAGTACGTCAACGACGTCGCGGCTGCCTGCGGCGTTAGTGCTGACGTACTGCGTGACGACCTTGTTCCAGACGAGAAGAGCAAAGAAGTCAAAGCCTATATCAGTAGGTTGGCCTCTTTGATTTCATCGGCATTTGATGTCATCGGTATCAAGAGCGCGGAGAACCGCAAGAGCGTCCTCTGTCTATGGGACCGAAACAAGCGCGTAATGCACGACGTTCTGCTAAACGATGCAGTCAACGCAGAGACCTTCTTTTCTCATTACTACGGTAACATCGACGACATGCTCGAGCGCAATGTCGGGCCTCTTCCAGAGGAGGGGGACTGGGAAGGTGAGCTCCCGCACTCGTTGAAGATAAAGAGCTGTCGCCACTACTTGGTGCAAGCCATTCTAAAACTATCACAAGGTAAGACCAACATCGCGGACTTAGAGATTAAGAAACAGGGCATACACGTGATGCCCAGCGTAAATTCAACGGACATCGGCCCTCCGCGTCCGGACGTGTTCATTCAGAACGGCAGAGACTTGTTTCATCTCTCGTATGACGAGGACGACAACATGTCAGCTGCAGTCGTCAACAGTCCGATTCAGAACGGAGTCATGTTCGAGGGGTCCGGAGAGCCGTGGGCTCAGGGACTAACTCTGTCTTCCATCAATACGCAGGTTGACGTTGTTAAGCTCTTCTTAGATCTCCGAAAGATGATTGATACTGGGTGGCGATGGAAGTATCAGGAAGTGGACACCACGTTCTTGGCTGCCTACGTGATGTGCTTGTCTGTGATGAATCTTTTCAAACGGCAGACTATCGTCTTCATTACCGCTGAACCTTCATCGGGCAAAAGTCGTTTTTTGCACGGCTTTATCAGCGGCAACAGCTTCCCTGACATCAACGTACTGGAGCACAGTAAGGGTTACGACGATTACAGCGAAGCTGGCGTGTCTAGTGGGCAGGCTGGTAGTACCCTATGCGCGTGCCTGGACGAGTTCGAGAAAGACCCTGACGACCCGAAGCGCACAGCCGCTGTCAAAGCTATCTTGTTGCTGCTCAGAGACATGATTTCTGAGTCTTCTGTCAAGCGTACACGCGGTACTGCAACCGGTGGCGTGAGAGAGGCACACCTGCGTTTTCCTCTCATGATGGCCGCCGTGAATCCGCCTCAAGGGACCGCGGACCTAACGCGCCTGTTGGTCGTAGAGTCCGTAAATATCCTGGACCGTGACGCGCCTGAGGACATTCTCAAAAGAGAGATTGGCCAAGCCGGAATCATCAAGATTCGCAAGAATCTAACGGTAGGCCTGCTCCCGCACATCCAGTCTCTGATGCGCATACAGGACGAGATTAAGCAGGAACTAGGAGACAAATTCATCGTGCCGCGCAGCATTCCATCCCGAATCATGGAGGCACTGCATCCTGTCCTATCCATGCTCAAGTTTCTGAGTATGGAAGCCCTGCGTTTAGGCCTACCAGAGGGTACGATTCCTGACTACCACGAGTTCATCAAGAACTTCAGCTCGACTCGCGAAGGTTCCATTAAGTTGACGTCCAGCCAGACGCTGGGCGAGGGCCTTCTACAGGACGTTCTAAACGGCTTCTTTTACATCACGGGGTCAGACGGTCGTATCAGCAATCGAAGCACAATCAGTCAGCTCATGGGAGACATGAATCGCGTACGAGACATTAATCTGACCATGTCAGGTGCGTACTTCGACGAGAAGATGGAGTGGCTTGTTATCAATTGGATCGAGGCTCGGCAGAGCGTTCTACGAGACAGCAAGTTTTCGAAGTACGACGCACAAACTCTGCGAACGCTGTCCGAGCGCGCAAAGAGCTTTGTGAGATCTTCAGAGATCGAACGCGGGGCTGTTCTTCGTCGTTTGGCGAAGTACATGGGGCCGGCGCAGGACGCTAACCTGATTACCGTTTACTCGATTCGCCACTTGCTCGACAAAACCCGTGAGGGGCAAACCGAGCTCATCCATGGCATGGGGGAAATTCCTGCGTCTGTTAATACGCAGGCGGACCTAGATGAAGTTCAGGAGTTCGCCAGAATCCACAAGATAAGCCTGGAGAAGGCAGCACAAGTCGTCGAGTTTATGCGGCAGTCTCGAGAGACGGCTGCGAAGAACGCGGCGCCTGCAGAAGAAAAAAAGAATGCAGGAGTTGCTGGACCCAACGATGAAGGCGTGGCATAAGGGCGCCAGTGGCAGGAAAAACAAAATTACCGGTGTTCACGGGAAATCCCGCAGTGGCACACCCCGACATTCAGGGCGGGGGAAAACCGAGTATCATCTGCGGCGGCTGCGACTTATTTCACAAGGAGAGATTTACGGGCTCTGGGGCGCCCGGACAAGTGGACGTTATGTTCGTATCTGAATCGCCATCGCAGTGGACGGTTAAGAACAATGCGGCATTCTCGGGCCGTGGAGGCTCGACGATTAAGCGCGCGTGGAAAGACCTTGGGCGTACGGACACCAAAACGGGCGCCCTTCGCGTGTGGTGGACGTACGCGGTCCAGTGTCAGGTTGAAGAGGGGCGCGAGCAATCAGGCTCTGCTAGTACCTCCACCATCGCCCGGTGCTCAAACTTTCTTAACCAGGCGATCTTGGTTAAGAGACCAAAAGTCATCATTGCGCTAGGCGCAACGGCGCTCAAGTCTCTTGGATATCGCGCGGAGAAGTTCACTGATGTACGCGGACGAATCTTGGAGCACGAGATCTCGGGCCACAGATTCTCTTTAGTAGTCACGTTCGGTACGAAGGCAGTGTTATCCCAGACGGGGTTGTTTCATCTTCTTACAGAAGACCTCAAACGAGCCGCGCGCTTAGCTACTGGCGTAGATGAGATCGCTCGCGCGACTCCTATAGAAGAGCTAACTAAGAACTACGTCTTTCCTAAGACTGTCCAGGAGGTTAAGGACCTCTGTGACCATATTATCAACTACGTTGTCCCTGGGGCGCCGTCGGCGCAGAAATGTTTTCTAGCGCTGGACACGGAGACTAACACTCTCTATCCCCACAGAGCGGACGCTAAAGTCTTATGCCTGTCAGTGGCGTGGGATACCGGTAAGGCGACGGCGATACCGTTGTTTCACCCGCAAGCAACGTGGACACCAGACGAGCTCAGCGAGGTTCTGGCGCACGTTAGGCGTATGTTGGAATGTCCGAAGCCAAAGGTTCTTCACAATTCTGGTTTCGACCTTCGCTTCCTAGAACTACGTCACGGGTTGAAGGTTAACAACGTCCAGTGGGATACGATGCTAGGGGAGCATCTTCTACACGAAGACCTGACAGGCGCATACTCTCTCAAGACGCTAGGACGGAACTACTTCCCAGAATTCTCTAACTATGCGGATAAAGTCGGAGAGATCGCGGCTACGCTAACAGAAGAAGAGCAAGAGACCGCAGACGCAATAGGGTCGGTTAAGAAGGGCAAGATAAAGAACCGTCTTGGTCTAGAAGACATGACCGGCGAGATGACCAAGGCTCAAGTAGACGCGTACATCCTGGGCGACAAGAAACTCAGAAAGAAGCGCGCTAATGACGCCGGTTATGAGAGAGTTCCTCTAGACACCCTGCTCCCATACGCGGCCATCGATACGGATTTGACGCGCAGACTTCTGCGTAACCAATACGGTCGCATCAAGGATGAGGGTTGCCAGAAGACCGCTAGCTTAATGAAGTCTCACTGCATCCCGGCTGCGCGCGTGCTTGGTAAGATGGAGTTTCTGGGATTCCCTGTAGACCGTGAGCACATCTCTGTCATAGAGGAACAACTCACTAAGGTCGTAGAAGCCAAGATGAATGCCTTGCGCGGGTTCTGGGATGCAACCATCGCATTCAAGCCGGACAAGAAGGGCGAGGAGTTCAATCCAAACTCAACTAAGCAGATTGAGTTCATGCTTTTCTCTGGCGGCGTCGTGGACCCTGAACATCCAAAGTATGACGACAAGGGAAATATCATTCCCGATACACGAGAGGGCCCGTGGTGCGAGAAGAACGAGAAGTCTGGTCAGTTTAAGACTGATAAGAAGACGCTAAAGGCTGTCGCTGAGAAGAAGCACTGTCCGTTTGCCAAGGCGCTGCTGGAGTACCGAGCCGCCCACAAGGCGCTAACGGGGTTCGTCCAGGAAATTAAGGTTCTGTCGGAGTACGACGGACGCGTACATACGAACTTCAACATCCACGGCACTGCGACCGGTCGTCTATCGTCGCGTTCTATTAACTTACAGAACTTGCCGACTAAGAAGGTTGCGGGCACGAACATAAAGAAGATCTTCATCCCCGATAACCCGAATGAAGAGTTAGTCTTCAACGTGGACTGGAAAGGCGCGGAGATCCGCGTGCTAACTGCATACGCCAGGGACCCAGAGCTCGAGAGGGCTCTCCAGTCTGGGCTAGATATTCACAGTTGGTTCACGCAAGAGGTCTTCGGTATTCCCTACGAAGAAGTCGAGGCGAAGAAGGAAACCGACGACAAGATAAAGGACACCCGCCTAACCATAAAGCGTGTCGTGTTTGGAACTCTTTATGGTGCGATGGCTAAGAAGATTGCCGAGACTGCCAGTATCTCCCAAGACAGAGCCCAGGAGATCATCGACAAGCTATACGCGCGCTTCCCGGCACTGGCGAAGTACATGGATGAGGTGGTTGGGCAAATCCACAGGAACGGCTACGTGGAGACGCTGTTTGGACGTAGGCGCCGATTCCCCCTATTCAACGTCAGCGGGTTCTTTAAGGGCCGCGCGGAGCGAATGGGCAAGAACATGAAGATTCAGTCCACCTCGTCCGATATCGTCATTGGTCAGTTATGCGAGGTAGATGAGCACATTAGTGAGCTAGGCGGCCGCTTGTGTATTACCGTCCACGACTCGATTGTTGGAACGATACGCAAGGACATGGCGCACCGGGCGGGCGCTTTTTTTCAGAAGTACTGCGTCGACAGGGTACGTGAGAGGTACCCGTGGCTACCCGTCGATTTCGCTTGCGACATCACTGTCGGACCAAACTACGGCGAACAGATCCCGCTGCAGGACTGGCTAGACCAACGGGCCCCTGCCCCCAGCACAGAAGACAAAGAATTCTTCGAGGAGCTCGATCATGAGGCTGTGAAGGAACTTAGAGAAGACGAAGATGAGGCGCGTAATAGAGAGCGCATGGAACAACAAGAGGACGCCCGCCGAGAGGCTGAGGCATCATAAACATTGCAACAAATGAGGTAGAAGTAAATGTACACCAGGAGACCCGCCGCGAGAGACTGTGACCTTATGTTCTTCGATGTCGAGACCGGAGGGCTAGACCCCGATCGACACGACATTATCGATATCGCATGCGTACGCACTGACCCGACGGGTAAGACTGTCTTGGATGAATACTCATCTAGGATTATTCCTGTCAGGCCTGTCGATGCCGCTGCAGCCCGTGTCAACGGGTATACCGCTGAGAAGTGGGCGGCAGGCGCCGTACCGCTGAACACTGCCATGGTGCATGTTCTGAAGGTTGCTCGAGACTGCTTGTTCACGGCTCACAACGTGAGCTTTGACTGGTCATTCTTAGAGGCTGCTATGAAAGAGTGCCAGCAGCGTTGGCCCAGCACGTATCACAAGATAGATACGGTGGCCTTGGCTATGCCAATGCTCAGAGCTGGGTTGGTGGAGAACGTCAAGCTCACCACGCTGACAAAGTTCTTTGGAATCGAGCACACTGACGCACACAGCGCGCTGTCTGATGCACGTGCCTGTAGAGAAGTATTTTTACGCCTTGACTCTGTCTACGGACCTGCCATAAAGTCCCTCAGCTCGGCCCCCTGATTCTGTCTTTGAGCAAAGACAAACTTGTTCATAGTCTCAGAGGGGCACCAACTTTTGCTCTCATAACCAGGACGAGATAGGCTGCGCTGCAGTAGCTGAATCAAGTTCGACTTCCCTACGGTTCCAGGGTCGCGCCCTGAACTGCTTGGTCTCAGACTAATCCTGGCGGAGGCGTCCAGGTGCTGGTTATGAGGGCATCTATTTCTTAGGAGAAGAAATGGCTAGTGTTAACACCGTTATCGGGGTCAAGCCATGAAGCCCTACTACTTTCGTAACGGCTTCATAAACGTAAAACTCGAGGATGTACTTAGCAGCACGCCTTGGGTTCAAGTGACAGATGCGCGCTTAGAGTGCTTCATGTCTGAAAGCACGGAAACGTACACCTACGGTGAAGGGCGCGGTGTGCGGACATATCAACCCGTTCCCTATTCATCATTAGCCACTGAGATTCAACACCAACTAAATCGCGATGATATAGGCGGCCTAGACGGAGCTATGCGCGACGTCTTTCAATATAACGTCTGCTTTCTGAATCGCTACGACAACGCGCAAATGCAGTTAGGTTGGCATTCGGATGACTCTCCTGGCATGAGCCACGAACATCCCATTGCAGTAGTGTCGTTCGGACACGCGCGTGAGATTTGGTGGCGAGAGAAAACGCAGAGTGGCGTCGTGCCGTTGGATCAGCGGCAACTCTTAGAACACGGGTCAATTTTCGTAATGCCTGCTGGCATGCAGCTCACGCATCAACATCGCATTCCTAAAGGAGACCGACCGATGAGCACTAGAGTGTCGCTTACGTTCAGGAGGTACGTTCCATAATGGAGGGCCTCTTAGCGGACCTAGTGATAGTAGCCATCACCTTAGGCGCCGGTCTAATAGGTGCCGACCTTACCTGGAAATACTGGAAGCGCGCCAGGGCTAAGGATCCAGAAATTAAGCGCGAGATAATGGAGGAACAGGGAGAAAACAATGCCAAGGAGTACGAGGTCGAAGAATCTCGTAAGTGCTCCATGTGCGGGGAGTTGACAGATCCTTCTGCGGATCTATATATGAGCGGCGAGTGGTTTCACAAGAAATGTTTCAAGATCAATTGACAAGAAAGAGAGACAGTATGCGTAACAGTCGACAAGGTACAGTGACGTTGTTTGTGATCGGGGCAATAGTTCTGCTAGGCGGTCTTGTGGTAGCGGGCATCGCGTGTGCGAAGCTCGAGAAGATTCACCCAGGGCACGTTGGCGTATCCGTCAAGAAGTGCGAGGGAGGAGGCGTTTCCGATGACCCTATTCCGACCGGCTACTACTGGCGCACGCTGTTCTGTGAGGACGTGGTCGAGTACCCGATCTCGATGCAGTCGCTCATTCTCACCAAGAACCCTCACGAGGGCACTGGAGGAACGAGCGGCAACGAGGTCGACCAGTCGATCACAGTGACGTCATCAGAGGGCCTAGGTATCGAGACCGACGTGGCGCTGAATTTCACGCTCGACGCCAAGAAGGTGCCGAGTATCTATTCGAAGTGGCGCGACAACATCGAGAACATCGAACACAAGTATATCCGCCAAACCGTTCGCGAAGGTCTTCAGAACACGTTCGCTAAGTACTCCGCTGAAGAGCTCTACTCCACCAAGAAGGAGACGGCGCGCGCAGAAGTCCAGACGTTCCTGGAGAATAAGATCGGCCCGTTCGGTTTCATGATCTCGCAGTTCACGATCAACCGCATCGAGCCGCCGCAGCAGGTGATCACCGCTATTAACGCAAAGGTAGCCATGATCCAGCAGGCGCAGCAGAGCCAGCAAGAGGTCAAAAAGAAGGAGGCCGAGGCGGCTCAAGCAGTTGCTGTCGCCAGAGGGCAGGCTGACGCGCGCAAGGCGCAAGCAGAAGGTGAGGCAGCGGCCATCGAGATGACGGCTGATGCGCAGGCGAAGGCCAATCTCACGTTGTCTAAGTCAGTAACTCCAGAACTGATCGAGTACGTCAAGGCACAGAAGTGGTCGGGTAACCTTCCTCAGGTTACTGGCCAGATTCAGCCGATGATGAACGTCGGGAAATAGCTATGACGTCAGATGACGAGACTAAGCTAATTACTCTTGTCATATCCCTATTGGGGATGTTGGCGATCATCTTGGTAGCAGCAGTATTCACTGACTGCGAATGGAATGATCACAGGCGTCAGAGCTGCATCGAGCAGACTCATGACGTGCCAAGCTGCATTAAAGCGTTCCCGCCAACAGGCGCTCATAAAGAGTAAGGTCGCGGGTATAGCTCAGCGGAAGAGCAGCGCCTTTACAAGGCGACAGTCGGCGGTTCGATCCCGTCTACCCGTACGAACATAAGAATCTTCGTTTTCTTGGTACAAGAAACAGTGAAAGGAAACAACCATGCCAGCATTTGAAGTGATCGTGATCGAGACTGCAACGAAGAAGGACGTCGAGGACAACGGCGCCGCACCGGAGAAGCTCATTCTCGGGCCTGTGGTCGTACTGGCCAAGGACGCTCCCACTGCCGGACACAAGGCGATGATGGAGAACGCCGACAAGATCAAGGTCGCCAACCTAGACAGGACGTCGACGCTCATCCGCCCTTTTGCCGAAGCGGGCGAGTAGAAGAGAAGCCAAAGGCTTCTGCGACTCAGCCCGCTGTCGTTAATCCGCGTCGAGGGCACTCGACAGAGGATCTGTTGAAGCGTCTCACGGAACACCAACACCCGCAGAATCCATACTGTGTGGACCCTCTGTATCCGTCGGTATACCCAACGCGGATCGGCGGAACACTAGGGAGCAATTACTCCCCAGGGTCACACGTGGTGCAAAGCACCGGGACTACGGTCTCACTCAACGCCAAAGACTTGATGGGGCGCTGATCAGTAGAACTCGAGATCTCTGCACAACATCCTCCACGCCAACCACGAGAACAAGTGAGCGTGGAGAAAGTCATCCGGTACGTTGGGCGGATGGCGCCACACCTTCTTCCCCGCTACCGTTGTCTCCTCGTAAACGCTTAAGATATCATTGATTGCGGGTTTCATCGCAACAACAGGGCCAAACAGAAATTGTTTCAGTAGTACAGCTCTGGCCCAGTTGTCTATGAGAGAACTGCGGTCGCAGTGATAACTGGCGGATTCTGGCGACCAATCCATCGGCTTGGATTTGTTCATATAGCGCACAGCCACCACCCTGTGAACTCCTAAGCGCGTCTTGAGCTCCGCATTAGCTAGTTGCCCCTCGCCAGCGTCCCCGACGATCATGCTGACGTTCCAAGCGTCGCAAATATGTGCAATCTCCTCAACGGTTTGAAGCATGTGGCCGTTAGGAAAAATCCTATAGTAAAGTGTCCTAAAGCGGCCGTCGGCTTGCTGCCCTCCGACGTGTAGAACCGTACGCGACTTGTACATACCTTCGCTGCCTTTAATCTCGCCTCCGCCCCCTGACCAGTCGACGCCTGCAGTAACCTTTGAGATTCCGAGCATAGAGTCGTTCTCGGGTAGCCTAGAGAGCTTGACGCGCTCATCACACAACTCTTCGAGGATCTCTTTCGTAAGAAGCTTAACGCCTGTAGAAGTAGATACGCCCAGGCACTCATTGAAGAATTTGGTTTCGCCGTAGACGGTCTGTTTATCTAAGAACTCACTCCAGTGGATTAAAGCCTTGGCGTGACGCGGGTCGCTAGTAGGCCACGCAGCAGCGACGTTCCTGGGCATGATGGCCTGGCTAATATGGAAGCCCTTGATCTTGGCGTCAGGCTTCATGTCGATCCATCGACCCTCACGTGGATTCAAGTTCTTAGAGCACTTCAGGCAAACAGGGCCCTCTAGACCAAGAGGCCTTATGTTGTCTACGAAGGTGTAATTTCCGCAACCACTGCACTTCATGCACCACTCAGATTGAGTGGACAACTGCCACAAAAACTCAATACCGTTCTCAGAAGTCTTAGGAGTCCCCGCGTAGATAGAAAAAGGTCCGTACTTCGACGCGGACATAGCTTCTTCTACTACGGGCACTACTGACTCGTACTGAATATCCTGTATCTCGTCGAATAGAGCTCTGTCGGCGGAGTAACCGCGGGCTCTGTCGGCGTCATCGCTGCCATATGTGAACGCCATCTCAGAGCCGTTGTTAAGTGTCCGTAACAGGACGTTATCAATGGACTCGGGACCTGCAAATCCCTTCCTCAGAAGCGGACTGTAGGCGAGGATCTTGGCGACACGTGTGTGTGAAAACTTAAGTGTCTGTTCTTTAGAGGGGGAGAGGTAGTAGGCCTTAAAGTGCGGGATACCCATGCACTCGGCGAGCATGAAACAAGCAATGGAGGTGCTCTTGCCAAGCTGACGAGCGCACTTCAGTAGAATCTTTGAGTAGTTACCGTCGTATATGGCGTAGAACATAGGCCAGTGTTCCAGGGAGAAGGGTTGACCTTCCACGTGGAAAAACGACTCGGCTATGTCAGCCCGTGAACCAGAAAGTGTTAGGTCGCTGGCGCTCATGCTCTGCGACCTAAGTGTAACCGATAGCAACCGATAGAGAAATTTGGGAGGATTGATAGATATGTCGAAGATCGAACAGAACCAGGTGACCGAGGATACCCCCGCCAACAAGCTGGGGATCGATGTTCAAACGCCGAACGGCTTCCGAGACCTAATCAAGGTTCTCGCGAGCACCCCGCAAGTCCTGTGCGCGGTGGGTCCTTCCGGCATCGGAAAGACCGCAATCCCGAAGCAGGTGGCCAAGGAGCGCGGCGCTCCGTATGCCGCCATCCACATGCCGACGATGACCCCGGAAGACTTCCACATCCCGACGATGTCGAAGGACAAGAGCCAGTACTACGACCGCCGTATCCCGCGCGTCTTCCAGGAGATCCTGGACTACGTGGAGAAGACGAAGGCCGAGAACAACGGCGTCGTTCCTCCGGAGAAGCGTCCGATCATCTCGGTGGAGGAGCTCAACCGCGCGGTCGACAAGTCCGTGACGCGCGGCGCATTCGTCATGCTCGGAGATCGCCGTATCGGCGATGTCCAGCTCGATGACTCGATCCAGTTCGTGGCGACCATGAACCCCTCGGGTGGTGGTATGTCCGTGAACGAGTTCGAGCGTGATCCGGCGATGCGTCGCCGTCTGACGCTGGTGTACGTGGCGCCGGACTACTCGACGTTCATTAACTTCGCCGACGCGGCGAAGTTCCACCCGGAGGTCGTGGCGTACCTGCGCGCGCACACGTCGCAGTACTACGACCAGACCGGTGCCAACAGCGGCAAGGTGTTCGCGTGTCCCGCCACCTGGGAGGGCGTGTCGAACGTCTGCTACGCGTTCGAGCGCGTGCAGCAGCCGCTGACCTCGCCGGCTGCGCGAGCGGCCGTGTCGGGCCTCATCGGTACCGGCGTCGCCGAGACGCTCCTCGAGTTCATTCGTGATCGGTCAGTGACGATCTCGCCTGAGGACATCCTCAGCGGCTACACCGAGAAGAGCGACGTCCGGAAGCGCGTGAAGAGCATGCTTGCCATCGACGGCGGCCGGCTCGATCGCGTGACGGATCTCACTCGCGGCCTGTCGGTGCTCATCCTGAGCTCGACGGACAAGAAGCCGGAAAAGCTCGCGAAGCACCTGGGGTTGTTCATGTCGGATCTGCCCGAAGAGGTCTTCTTCGCGCTGATCAACAACATGACCAACGAGGGTAACAAGGGCGGTCAGGAAGCGCGTCTGTGGGTGCAGAAGATCAACGTCTGCATGAATGACGACGCGAACTTCAAGGAAGCGCTCGCGAAGCTTCACAACGCCAAGGAGAAGGCGAACAAGGAAGCGGACGCGTCGGGTGCGAAGGACTCGAAGGAGTCGAAGTAAGGGCTAGGTACGGATAGACGCTAGGGCGCTCTCGGCCTTTGCGCGCCTCTCGCGGACGTGCATCTCAACCGCCGCTAGGCGGGCAAGTTGCACGCCCGCGGGAGTTTCTTTTATCTCGACGTCCGGGAGCTGCCGCGAGATGCGCGGCCACTCCTGTCTGACCTCGAAGGCGAGGTTTGTTGAAGCGAGTCTTCGCACGAGGTAGTCCTCGGCGAAAGAGAGTTCTTTTGGTGCTGTAACGAAACCTGCGCGGTCTAGGATGACGGCTACCCCAGCACGAGGCTCGTCCTCTGGTACAAGAGCCTCGTCGTCGAGCAGTCGCCTGATCCAGGCGGCCTCCTCGAAAGTCCAAGCCAGTTGGACTGGCGTTGGCTCCTCAAGGATATCTGGAAGGACTTCATAGCCGTGAAAAGCTAATGCAGTCTTAGACGTCACGATAAAATCCCAGTAGAAACTTGGGACGAGATGGAGTCCCACAGCGGCCATGAGACGTGCCCTGTTCATAACAGGCAGATCTACGCGGTGGTGTTCCATCTCCTTCCAAGTCGTCTCTGGCTCCCAGAGCAGGAAGTCGCTTCCAATCAGGGCGCGTGTGGCTTGAAGAACAGCCACTGCTGGGCTGTCCTCGCTACGTAGAATGTCTTGCGCGTAACTCACTCACCGAATGTAGCGCGCTAGGTGCGATTGCAAATCCATTGGGAGTGTGGGAAGAACTGCGGCCAGCTTCGCTAGGTCCACGCTGTCACCAACACCGCTGATCTCACGGGCAAGGTCTGGTCCCAGAGCATCGCTGTAGAAACTAGTCGGATAGGCGGCTAGACGCTCCATTGGAATAAATCGACCGCCAAGGGACATGCCCGCCGAGGCGACCTTATCTGTGTTCCACACGGAGGCTGCTGGATCTGGGAGCTTCTTGCCCCAGTGCTGGTCAAGACCGGCCATCTCATCTAGGACCTCGAGAGAGGCCGCGATCTTCTCCTGAACAGCGCGATCACGGAGCTCTGGGCCCTGTCTAAGGACCTCACTAGCAAGCTTCCTGAAGCCCCCCTGATGCTCCTCTGGCGCTGCCTCTGCTCTGGCCTCCAGCCAGTCTGCTAGCGTACGCGTAGACGTCACGACCAGCCCGGCCATCTTGCGGGTCTCGTCGGAGACGCGTACGCCGTGAAATGCGGCCTTCTCAACAAGGCGCGCGGAAGCCAGAGTGCGGGAACCTGGCGACAGGCTACGGCCCTCGTAACGTAGGCGTTGCTCAGCGGCCTGAACATCGCTGGCGCTCTTCACGCGAAGGCGCTTAATGTGCGGCAGGAGGTAATCATCGGAATCATCCTGCGCTACCTTGACCGCGCGTACTGGAGCTTCAAACAGGCTCTCGTCTACCCCGTAGACGTCGAGAGCTTCCTTAACAGAAGCCCTGACATATGCAGGTACGTCTCCTGCGGCGTCAAGGTATGCACGAGACAAGATAGCGTGCTCTCTAGAGTGCAGCGCGAAGGCACGCTTCTCGGGCCACGCAAAGGCTGAATCAGGCAACGAGTTGACCTCAGAAGCGTCAATATCGACTTCCATCACGGCGGAAGCGAGCTTAGGCCGTCCCTCTACTAGGCGCATTAGGTGCGCCATAACAGGATCATGAAAAGCGTCGATAATCTGAGGCATATCGTAAGTATACGAGAACTGTAAGTAAAGAGGAGGAACGATGAGTAAATTCGCTAACATGACGGCCGGGGATGTGGCTGCGATCGTCGTAGGATCGATGGAGCGCGGAGAGGAGCCTGATATCGCGTCTCTTGACGCTTGGTTTGGGACCGCCTCTGAGGTAGACGGATTCAGCGTGATCTCTGCAATCGCTGCCCCTTTAGGTCCTATAGGCCTTTCTAGCGCACATGCCCCCATCTCTCGAAAGCAGCGCGCCTATCGGACGGTTTTCGCGGTTCTAAACACAAAGTTAAATAACCTTGACGGCGGTTGGCGTACTTTCGCCCGCCGTCGACAGAGCAGCGACGGGAAAACGCCTGAAGAGCGTAAAGCTGACAGCGAACAAGAAATGCGCGAGCGCGAAAGCGCTGTGGCAAACGTTCCTACCAGGAAAGTAACCGGAGTACTCGGTCGACATTCGAGCAGCTACTTTCCCAGTGTGAACTATTCCTGGTACGCCGTAAAAGACGTAGAGCTCTTTTCTACAAAAGAACATGACATCATGTACCTCGACGATAACGGCGACGGAACGGAAATAGAAAAAAGTACGGGAGAATCTCGCGCCAAATTTCTCGGGGAGAACCCCGATGAAATGCTGGGACATGTCGTCGAAGTCGAGTACCTTCACAAAGAAGATGTTAACGATGCTATCGCAAAAACGCGCTCTACTATCTGGGCTGACGGGCACGAGGTCAAGTCTCTCAAGGTCATTGACTAGGAGAAAGAGCGTGAATGAATTTGTGAACATGTCGGTGGGGGACGTCGCTTCAGCTATCGTCGATTCTCTTGAGAAGAACGAAGAAGTAAACCTCGTTGCTTTTGCCGAGTGGTGCAAGACTGCGACCGCGAACGACGGAGAAACGTTATTCAGTGCTATAGCAGCACCGAACGTGCCAAACGTTAAAGATTACCAAATCCGCTTCAAACAATTTAACAATGCGGTAGGAAACCTACCGAGTTTTATCGACCTAGTAAACAGGATCACCGATAAGCGCAACAGCGAGAAAGAATAAGAGAGGAACGCAAGATGAAAATTGATATCAGTCAGTTCATGCTCTGGCTCTTGAGCGAGCGCCCGTTCTACGGCGCCATGGCGACGAGCCTTAACCGCGTTTGCAAGCCCGGCATGGGTACGATGGCCGTTGGCGTGCAGAACGGAAGAATCTCGCTGTTCTACGACCCGGAGTTTCTCGCCGAGATCGACATGAGCGCCGCGGTGTTCATCCTCGAACACGAGATGCTGCATCTCGCCCTCGACCATGTTCCGCGTTATCTCGAGCTCCTCAGCCACCTGCCCGAGGAAGCGCGAGAGCGAGCCAAGCCCGTGTTCAACATCGCGGCGGACTGCGCTGTCAACTCGCTTCTGCGCAACAACAAGAACTTCTCTGCCGCGGAGAAGTTCACGCGCAAGCACATCGAGCAGCGCGTCCTCAAGGAGGGCGAGAAACTCTCGGACACGGACGGCATGTGCATGCCGGAGAAGTACGGTCTGCCGGACCTCCAGGCGTTCGAGACGTACCAGTATGCTCTGATGCGGCGCGTGAAGGTCATGAACTTCAAGCTCAAGTCGCATGACGGGTGGACTGACGGTCTCGAGGACGGAGACAGCCAGGAGTCGCTGACTGGTGAGGCGAATCGTCTTCGCGAGCAGCTGAAGGGCATGCTTCGCAAGGCCGTTCAGCACGCCGGCAGCCAAGATCGCGGTCTACTCCCGGCCGGAGTCGAGGAGTTCTTGCGTGAGTACCTCGCTGACCCGGTCATCCCGTGGTGGGAGGTGTTTGCGACGCGTGCGAAGACGTCTAAGGCGGCGAAGTATCGTCGAAGCGTCACGACTCCGAACCGGTCGCTGATGGCACTGAGCGAAGAGCATCCGGACATCATTCCGTTCCCCGGACGGGTGCGAGACAAGTCCTGGCGCGTCTTTCTGATGGTCGATACCTCTGGGTCGATGTCAAGCGAGTCGCTCGAGATCGTCAAGAGCGAGCTGCACCACATGCTGCGTGCCGACGAAGGCATGGAGCTTCGGTACATGCAAGGTGACGCCGAAGTGCACTTCGACGTTCTTCTGAAGCCTGGAGACGAGATCCCTGCTCAGGTGTGCGGTCGCGGCGGGACGGACTTCGCGGCATATTTCCACTATATGGCGCGGTACGTTAACGACGATTCGTCGAAACCTGATATTGTCGTAGTTTATACCGACGGGTATTGCCCGGCGATATCTCAGAAGGAGCGCCTCCCTAGTGAAATTCCTGTGTTGTGGTTGGTTACTCCAAACCACTCTTCAGAAATGGCAAAGGACTACGGAGAATTGATCGTATGTGACCCGGCACATAACGGTCTCTACAAAAAATAAACGTGTCGCGCTGGATAAATAGAACGGGCTCGTGGTTCGAATCAATCGAGGTTATAGGTCACACAAGTAAAACTAGTGTGAAGTGCAGATGCTGGTGCTTCAAACCTAATGGTCACTTGTGCGGCCGAGAGTTTGTCGTTAAATCGAATAATCTTGTAACAGGAAATACGCGCAGCTGTGGGTGTCAAGGAGAAGCTGGCCGTAAGCAACGGTATCCGAGACCGCCATCTTTTGATAGCTTCATACGTTCAATGATGTCTATCTATAGATGTGCCGCTAGAAGCCGACAACACTGCCCATTCCGTTTATCCTTCAAGACCTGTAAAACGTTGTTTTCTTCCAACTGTCATTATTGCAATTTGCCGCCGTCAAACAAGTTACATAGTAACTACACGACATATCAAGGCTTTCGTTATAGCGGTATAGATCGCTTAAACACAAAGCGTGGATATATCCTGAATAACTGTGTGTCTTGTTGTAAGACGTGCAACTATGCAAAGCGGTTTATGACTAAGGAGGAATTCCTTTCCTGGGTTGTTCAGGTGTACAAACACCAACACAAAGGAGATTCATGAAGTACTCACACAGCGAGCTGCTCCTCAGGTTCCGAGGTAATCCGTCTTACAAGCGGTTCATCGAGGACATGAGAAAGGCGAACATCGACGTCTGCATTCAGGTTCTCCCTGGCAACAAGGAGACTCCGGTTGCAGTGGCGACGACTAACGCTGCCTACAGCGACATCGTCAACAGTGCGGGTGTGCTCATACACTCTGAACTCATCGGGACTCGAGTTGTCGTGAGTCCGCTTCTGTAGCGAGTTCTGGCGTCGCGCGGTCACAAGTAGCACTTGATCCGGTGCTGCATGTTCCTCCCGCCGCGCGACGCCTCTTTTTTTGTCTTAACCTGGAAGCAAGGGCACGGAGTGAGGATCGAAATTCGGACACACCGCCAATACTGCGGCTAGTGTACTGGCTTCGAGCGCTTGTGCCGCTGTCAACGCCTGTGCGGTCGACGCTTGGTTAGATGTCGCGGTAGCAAGTGCTGTAGCAGACATAGCGGCGTCGGCTGTACGCGCGGTGTTGGCGGCGGTCGCATCTGCCATAGCTGGCGATGACGATAACTGGCCTGTCGCGGTGGTCAGAGATGCCAAAAAAGCTGCTGCACCTGTTCCGCCGGTATTGGCGTTATAAAATACGTTACCTGCCGACAGTAATGCGCTGAAGCTGCCGTAGAGGGCGGTGACGTCGCCAAGCAGAGTCTGTGCTGTCGTGAGCAGCGCAGACTTGTACGTGTAGTCATTCTGCGCGGCGGTAAGCGTTGTAGTCGCTGCCTGTGCCGTCAGCTGTGTCTGATAACGGGCCTGTTTAGCTGTTGTGTACGCCTGAATCAGTACTGTGACCGTAGAGGTATCTGGTGCGGGAAACGTGTAGTATGCGGGTGTCGCATCCGGTGCAGTATAGTTTGCCTCGAAGCTAATCCAGGCAGTAACCAGGGCGTTGACGTTCTGCTGAAACGCCGTAGCGGCATCTAGCGCGGTCTGCAAATCGCCGTATGTCGCGGACCACACATTGGACAGATACAGGGTCCCCGCGGGGCCTGGTGCTGCAATACCCGCGGGTCTGCCAATCGGCACCGTAGAAAGCTCGGTAACGGTAGATACATGAACTAGCGTGTCCGCATCAGGGTTGAGGGGATCGTTCACTTGAACCGTGAAGACGTTCAAGTGTGGGAGCTCCGCAGGAATGTTTGCAGAGACCATTCGACTAGTGATAACGTACGCCTCTGCTGCGCCAGCTACCAGCTCTACGTCTCTTACTTGCTCTAGTACTGCCACGGATCAGCACCCTGCCGAGAGGTTTACAGTCTGGTTAACGATGAGCGAAGTTTGAAGCTGACTGATCTCGTTAAGAAGTCGCTGAAGTCTGATCTGCGTCATCAGGAGATCTTCTTGCATCTGATTGATCGTGGCCCAGACGCGCGTCAGCGTTGGGCAGCGGTAGAAGCGCACGCCAGCTGCCGCAGCGGCCGGAGCACCGTCTGGATACAGACTCATGTCGGCGGCAGTGGCGTAGTGACTAAAAGAACCGGAAGCTAACGAGTACACAAAAACGCCAGGATCGATGCCGATAGAAGACGTGATCTGGTTAGTGACGGTGTACTGAGCCGCATTGGGAATAGACGCGGCGGAAGTAGTTTGCTGCAAACTTAAAGATACGCTTGCCACGGTGATTTTCTAGTGTAGCTTGCTTTTGCAAATGCAGCATTGTCGACGATGCACGAAGTGCAGTGAAGAAAAGGTCGTCGAGGAATTCAGAATAGTAGATTCTGATACTCGATACCATCCATGGTGCAGAGCGTGTGAAAACGCTGCGACTAAAGGCAGCGCCGCTCGCTTGAGGAATAAGGCTGTCATCAAGGAGTACAAAAACTGCCCTTGTTTCGACTGTCACGTTCAATACCCTTGGTACGTCATGACGTTCGACCACCGTGATCCCTCACAGAAGCTATTTAACTTGAGCGCGGCAGGCGCAAGACCGCTCCAGGTGGTTCTTGATGAACTAGCTAAGTGCGACCCTGTTTGTGGGAATTGTCATCTTGAAAGAACACACGCCATGCTCAACGATCCCGTGTGGAAGGCGCAGTGGCATGCGAAAGTTGTTGAGAGTGCTAAACGTAGGAGGAAACAAAAATGTCCACCTACCTCGGAATCGACCCAAGCCTCACAGAATTCGGCGCCTTCGACAGAAGCGATAGATGTCACCTGATTCAGCGGCAGAGAAGCGGTTACCGTCCTACTTTCTACGCGTAGCCTGTCGCATCGCATGACGCCTCAACATAAACATTGCACTAAATGCAAGGAACTTAAACCGATTGATGAATTTGGACGCAACAAAAAGGCTAGGGATGGCCGGTCATCCTGGTGTCGAGCGTGTACGAATACGAATAAAATGAATAGCCGCGCCAAAAACGTCAAAATCATCGAAGCACACAAAGATAAATCGTGTATGGATTGTGGTATCCAGTACGATTCATGCGCCATGACATATGATCACAGAGACCCAGAGACTAAAAACTTTGGAGTAAGTGAAGCTTGGTCACGGCCTATTCCAGATATTTTAGAAGAAATATCTAAATGTGACGTTGTGTGTCTTATATGTCACAGCTATAGAACGCGTGATCGACTATTAAATAACCCAGAATGGAAAAAGAGTTGGCATGCTAAAGTCCTAGCCAGCGCTAATCGTAGAAGAAAAACATGACTCGATATTTAGGCGTTGATCCTTCTTTAACGGGTACCGGTCTTTGTTTAATTGATGACGGTGGATCCGTTAGAAACTTCAGACTCGAGACTGTTGACACCAGAGATCTCCGCGGCCCTGGACGTCTACTCACTATACGCCGAGCACTTGAAGAGTTCCTGATAGAACGTCCTACGCTTGTTGGAGTGGAGAGCTACGCGTTCAACGCTGTTGGTCGCGTATTTCAACTCGGTGAACTAGGCGGCGTGCTGCGGGTAGCGATCTACGAAGCGGGCATCCCATTCGTAGAAGTCGCACCTGTACAGCTGAAGAAGTACGCCACGGGCAACACGAATGCTGAAAAGCGCGACATCGTGTGTGCCGCCGCCGAGATCATTGGTGCGCCTGTCGACGATGACAACCAGGCCGACGCTATTTTTTTAGCTCTCATCGCTAGTTCCATGTCTGTCGCTGACAAGCGCTTGACGCCGGCACAGAATGCCGTCATCATGCGGCTCCGGAATCCGGGCAAGAAGAAGACGCGTCGACGCCCGCGACGCAATAAGACGGCGATCTAGCCACCAAGGAGCATGCTAAGTGATCTCAGGTACCGAGGTTTTCTCGCACCCGACAACTGTACTCAAACGAGATGGTAAAACTACTCAACCGTTTATAGAGGACAAAATTGTTCAGGCAATTAGAGGCGCATGGATTGAAGCGGAGGGCGTGGTAGACGAGGCGGCACTCGTCAAAGTAACAAGACTGGCAATTTCGTCTCTGCCTATTGGCGTGGCATCTGTCGAACAAGTTCAAGATTCTGTAGAGACTTCCCTAATGAAGTTGCAGAAGTTCTCTATAGCAAAAGCCTATATTGTCCATAGGCAGCGCCGAGCAGAAGCTCGTGCTGATCGCAAGAAGCCAGATGCTGCTGCGATCTCCGGTTATATTCACGCATCGAAGTACGCCCGCCATCGAGACGATCTTGGCCGCCGCGAAGTTTATGACGAGACTGTGGCGCGCGTCGAAGATATGCACTTGCGGCGTTTCGCGCATATTGACGGGTTTAATACGGAGATTCGAGAGGCCTTCGATTTAGTCCGTGAACAGCGCGTGCTACCTAGCATGCGCACTCTCCAGTTCGGAGGGGCAGCCATCGAGACCAATCATGCGCGCGCATATAACTGCAGCGCGTCGCTAGTGGATCGCCCTCGTGTGTTTGCAGAAGCTATGTTCCTTCTCCTATCGGGTTGCGGCGTTGGCTATTCCGTACAATACGACCACGTCGATAAGTTACCGAAGCTCGGTCGCATCAACACGAAGAGCGTGATTCATCACGTCATTCAAGACTCCATCGAGGGATGGGCAGACGCTCTAGATACCTTGGTTAATAGTTATCTGACCGGCGACTACGTCGAATTCTCCTATCACCTAATCAGACCAGCAGGATCTCCACTCAGAACAAGCGGTGGCAAGGCGCCTGGACACCTCAAGCTTCGCGAATCTATCGAGACGGTTCGCCGTGTTCTAGACGGCGCACAAGAACGAAAGCTACGCCCAATTGAGTGTCACAAGATTTTCTGTGCTGCAGCATCCGCAGTGCTCTCCGGGGGCATTCGCAGATCTGCAATGATTGCGCTGTTCTCTCCAGAGGACGCCGAAATGCTCAACGCGAAGACTAACCCACAGTGGTTTAAGGATAACCCGGATTTTGCGTACGCTAACAACAGCGTTGTTCTTCAGCTTGAAGACGTTCGCAAAAAACAACTCAAGAGGGTTCTTCAAATGACCAGGAGCTATGGAGAACCTGGTTTCTTTTTTGCAAGTAGCCCGACACACGTGACCAACCCGTGTTGCGAAATTGCTCTCGACCCAGTATTCGTTGACGAGAATGGTAATCAGCACACCGGCTGGTCAATGTGTAACCTGTCTGAGATTAATGCGGCCAGGCTAGATACTCTTAATGACTTCGAGCGCGCTGCACGAGCGGCCACGCTCATAGGCACTATGCAGGCGACCTATACGGATTTTCCATATCTAGGAAAGGTAACTGAAAAGATCGTTCGGAGAGACGCGCTATTGGGCGTAGGTATGACGGGTATTCAGGACCGTCCGGACATAGCTCGAAACTACGACTATCAGAAAGTCGTCGCAGAGAAGTGCGTGCGATGGAACACCGAATTCGCTGAGAAACTTGGCATCAACGCCGCTGCTCGCATTACTTGCGTCAAGCCGAGCGGGACGACGTCTCTCGAGCTTGGGTCTGTAGGATCCGGCATTCACCCTCACCACGCGCGTCGTTATATTCGGCGCGTGACGGCTGATGAACTCGAAGCTGTATTTCAAGAGTTTCGCAAGGTAAACGCAGGAATGTGCGTGCGTAAGCCGGATGGCAAGTGGGTTATTGAATTTCCTGTTGAGGCGCCTGAAGGTGCCTTAGTAAAGGAAGACGTGTCTGCCGTTCAATTCTTGGAAATGGTTCGCCAGACTCAGCTAGCTTGGGTCAAGACCGGGACGGCGCGCGGCGCCCTGAATCACAATGTATCTAACACAGCGGTCGTTCGCGAAAATGAGTGGGATGAAGTCGCAGAATACCTTTGGAAAAACAAGGAGTGCTTCACTGGTGTATCTCTTCTGTCGGACACAGGGGATACCGACTACGCTTTTGCTCCTCTAGAAGCCGTTAAGAACGAAGCTCAGGAGAGACGGTGGAACGAGCTTTGTATGCTCTATAAAACCGTGGATTATTCTGCTATGTACGAGGAGAGCGATGAGACTGCTCTACGGGGTGAGATTGCCTGCGCGGGCGGCGCGTGCTCTATTGCTTGAATCATGAAGTGTTCTAACTGTAACGAGTCCCTCCCGCCCTCAGAGGGCCTCGTTCTACGCCACAATGACGAGTTCATTGCTGCTATCTGCCCGGCTTGTTCTGAGGGCGTAGCCGTCGGCTCTCTGAGCGTTAAGAGAGACACTACAGGGGCGTTCGAGTACTCCCAGTGGAGTCCTGTAGCTCAGCTGGCGCAGCTGAGAGCTCACAGCAAGCGGTGAGCCGTGAGCAAGGTCGAGCACCTGCTCGGGCTCACGCCTGCCTTGAAACGTGTTGCCTGGGCCTACCTACGACGCGGTGAGGGCGTCTACAGCACGGATTTATTGGGGTTCGATCGTGTTGTTGTGAAAGAGCTTTACCCGCTACAGTCCCCGGCCGATGCGCCACCACAGGGCGGCATGATCGTCGAGTTCTGGCGAGTCGGCAGGCGCGTACGCTGGCTAGACTTCGGCTGCCGCGTTACGGGCGGTGGCGGGGATCCTATTATTCGCGAAGTTTAAGGCTTAACTTCGGCCGCCCGTGCAAGGGCGGCTAGCTGCTCGAGCACAAGGTAACCCAGCGTAGCTACGGTACCGGAGGGAACGACACCGACGCCCTTCTGACAAGTTACGAAGCGAACCATACCGTTGTCTAAGACCTCGGCAAATACGGTAGTCTCATCACTCGGCGCGCCGCCGGGATATTCTCTGGTTTCTACGGTGTTGCTCATAGTTTCCTTAGATAGCGTAGCCCGTCTGGAAGTGGTTCCACCGGCGCCTAACGCGCCCGATAGAGAGCGTATACGGACCGCCAGAGCCTGCGTTCGTCTGGGTGTTAAACCAAACGCTGACAGGATTTCCAGTGATAGACGTTCCGGCCTGAGCCACATTGGCAACTAGCGCGCCGTTGATGAACAACCTGGCGCGGTAGTTAGTACCACCCGCTGAGTTCATGTTGGGACCGCAAATCTCTAGCTTCATCAGATAGAGAGTGTTAGCCACAACGGGAACGCCAGTGGATGTGAAGGTTTGCGAGTCGGCGTTGAAGTTGAGCTGCCAGCTGCCGTACGAGAAATCCCAGTGAGCGGTGATAGCGTCACTGCCGATCTTAACGCCTAGGTCTGTTGAGAACTCGTGGCTCGAGTCGTCAACAGTGCCAGTCTTGACGAGGAACTCTAGGGTGTACTCAAGGTTTGAGTCGGCCCAGGCTTCCTCTGGACCGGTAAGAGCAGAGGTACCTGTACCTGTTCCATTGCCAAGCGTTTGCAACGTGACCGTTCGCTGACTAAGGCCAGAGGCCGGAAGATTGTAACTGATAGCGTCGCTGCTTGCGGACAAGTTCATCAGACCCTGCGTATACGTCCAACAATCTGGCAGAACGGTGTACAGAATCTGCACGTCCAACAGAAGGATATTGCTGCCAGAGATTGTGCAGCTAAAGGACAGACTCAGTTTTTCTGTTAGAAGACTCTGGTGGGGGAGATGCCCAGACGTGGGGGATGCTCCTACGACAAGAGCCTCTGTAGTGCCGGTCGTAGCGGTTGTTACGCCATTAGCAACAACAGTACTTAGCCCAGATGGCGATAGGTTCGTCGACTTTAGAGCAACGTCAAGTACGTTGGATGCGTTGTTTGAAAGATAATAGACGACGATGCCGTTGATGATGGCGTTCGACGGGACGGACTCCGACAGAGGAAGAACCCAGACGTCGCTAGACGTGGTCAATTCGACATCTACGCCTGTCACGCTGGGACTGCCTGCGGAGGCGGCACCGTCTACGGGGTCGAGATGAACTATTGTCTGCAGCCCTGTGCCGTGTGTCCAGTCCTCATCAACCTCAGAGACCTGACCCATTCGGTAACCCGTGTGGTCAATAAGGGACCGAGGATTTCCGAGATAGTCGTTGAACGTTCTAAGAGGCGTGTAGTTGGTCTCTGCCGGGGCCTTGTCGCTGTGCACGAAGTTCGCCATCGTAGCGATCTGCGTACCTAGCGGCCCAGCAGTGAGATACGTGCCGACCGTAGGGCCCTCGATCTTGGCGGCGCCGGAAGCGCTGCCAGCGAGGTCGCTGACGATCTTGGATAGCTGCGCTTGAACCGTGGTTGCAGGATTGGTCGTGCCGTCTGCCCAGTTGGGACCGCCGCTGTACGAAATGTTTGCGGCTGTATACGCACCTAGCGGCTGATTGGTGGCGCCCTGTGCGATTGCAACGCCAGTGTCAAAAACGAGTTCGCCGTTGATTACCTTGCAGATGTGTAGCGCGTTAACGAGGAGCTCGGGGTGGACGCGGGAGTTGAAGAGACTGGAGGCGGAGATCAGCGTGTTACTGTTCTCCGGGATGGACTGGCGGCGACCTCCTGTAGATGAGGTGCTGCTCACTTGTGAGAATTGAACCGCCAGTGAATCGCCTTCCGCGAGCACCTGGGATGGGTTCGACGTAAAGAAACCTGCAAGATTGGCGGGGCTAAGCGTGTAACCAACGCCGTCTATATTGCCAGAAATGTATTGCTTGGTTTGTGGCACCAATAACAAATCAGTGCCGGAGCCGCCACCGACCAGTGTCGCGTTCACGAGCTGTGTGTTGTCTGGCGATGCAGGTATTAGCGCATTGAGCGCGGAGATGACCTGAGACATCGTTGTAGTACCGGATACAGCGACGATAGAAATCGTGCGCTCGTAAGTATTCTCCGTCGAGAGAGTACAAGAAAACGAGGCACCAGAACTTATGGTGATGTTGATCTCGTCGCCAGCGGCGTAGGCGCGGCGCAGGGATTGGACCTGGACAGTCTGCGCGGAGTCAGAGGCGCGCTTGAGGTAGAGCGAGCCGTAGAAGGATTGGACGGGTGGAACAGGCGAGGCCTGAGCTGAACCAGGTGTCAGGCCTGGTAGGATGTATAGGACGTCGCTGAGTGTAAAAATGCCAGAGGCGGCGTCAGTGGTACTGCCAGGCCAACTAATAGTACCAGGACCTGCCAGGAGCATTCTTTGCTGCGAATCACGCAGATACAACGAGTCGTTCTCCACAGACCTGAGAACTTCAAACCGCTGCCGAAGGCATTCAATACTTCTTCCAAGAACAGTTTGGTTTAATGCTTCACCGTTTTGCGGGGGTAGCACCGAGGCAAGGTTATTTTCGCCATCGTCAGAAGCCGTGTTCTGCGAGTAATCGACAAACGGGGTTACTGGACCAGACATGGTTAAGCAGCTCCTGCGAACAAGGTCACTTCAACAGGTTTGTCTTTGAAGAGACTGTCTTGACAAACTTTGACATCCCAGCGTGTAAGTTTACACCCACCAAAGCGAATACGCCAATCGATGAAATCTTCAAACGTGAGATCCATTTTGGCGCGATTGCAAATAATGCAACAGGGAACTACGTTAGTTCGATGGTAGCCCTGATCGTTATCAACTCGATCAATGCCCGAATAGCGATAGACATCTTCGTATCCCTTACCTTTGGCTCTTCTTGTATTAGTGCCGGCGGCGGCGCAGTAAAAACAAGGAGCCTCAAACAAAATGCGACACTCTTCGTCTGTCAAATCCCAGCCAATACCTCGACTACGTGCGTTTGCTTTACCTTGTTTGATAATGCAGTTGCGTGCGATCTTATCCCGGTCTTTGTGAATCCGCGAGCAGCCACAGCTAGTGGTATGTCCTGATCGAAGATCGTGTCCGCTTACAACGATTTCCCGTTCAGTACACGTACAACAGCATACCCAATAACCTTTATCTCTTGGCGCGCCTTCTGACATTGAAGCGAGACGCAACACCGTCAGTTGTCCATATGTGTTACCGACTTCATTTAATCGACGAATACATCCACAACTTCTTGTCTGTCCATCTGTTAGATGGCTTCCACGTACAATCACTTCAATACGTTCTTCGCATGCACAGACACAAATCCAGTAAGCTTCACCCTTCTTTCCTTTGTGCGACAAACGAACCACTGTAAGTAATCCATATACAGCACCTTGTCTATCTTTAGACAACGCACATCCGCAACTTTTAGTTGCGCCACTGCGCAAACTCTGACCCATTACAGTAACTAACGTTTTGTCAGAACACGCACATTGGCACAAAAATCGTGTACGTTTACTACCACCAGAGACGATAGATTCGGCACGCTCGATTACGGTGAGCTTGCCAAAAACATCACCAGATTGTATTGGGTTTTTTCGTGGCATGTTTATGGCGTAGCCTGGTACAACAGAGTCCAGCTCACGTCCACGGTTATCGCTGAAGTCTTCGCAATTGTTGGGAAAATTTGACGCGCTAGAAGGCGCGTAGTGCCTGGCGCGGTTCCAGGCGTGTCAGACGTAGACTGTGCGGTTCCGCCAGAAAACAGTCCGGCCTCGCTTATGTTCTGAGAATTAAGATCGCCGGATGGAATCGTAATAATGAGCGTGACCTCGCCAGGGGCCAGGGTCACTTTTCCAGAATCGCCGATAACGTACCCTCCGATAGGGCTTTGGAGAGATATGTCAGAGCGAGTCGGCTGTGTTGTGCCAGATCCGAGACGGAGGCTGTAAATTTGATCCTGTAGAGGGGCAGGATCCGTAGCCCGTTGACATACCAATTCTACCAATAAATTCGCCATGTTATAAGTAATTTGGTTGAATAGCTGGTGTTTACGCTTAATACCCCCAGTTACCGCGTCTCGCACTACGACTTGAAGGATCCCACGCATCGGTAGACCATCGCCAAAATCATTCATATCAGTGAGCGTAGACATTAATTGGCCTCTCGATAAGACTTATATCACGCGGTTGCGTTGAGGGGAACGTTGTTCCATCCCATCCCTGTACGCTGCCGTAACTTGCCGCAAGTAACATAGGATCGACGCCGCCGACAAGCAGAGGCATGTCATTGCCGCTGATGGAAGACGTAGATAGATTTCCAATATTGGCCTGCATAAAGTTCACAGTAACCGTGGTACTATCCCAAGCGGTCAAACGCGTGATCGTACGACTCGTGTGGTTCACCGTATAGTCTACGTTTTCACGCAGTGCAAGGCCTCCAATTGTGCCTTCAATCCAAACGCGGTTTAGGTAAGCGTACCGAGGGGACGACGGCACGTCCGGCAACGTTACTGGAACGCTGAGACTAGGAAACGACACACTCGGTGTAAATTCTTCGAGATGGTAAAAATCGCCCGCGTTCCATAAACCTTCTCCTACAGTAGGCGAATAGTCTGTAAAGACTACCTGGTCGGGACCGTAGACGCGGGATCCTACCAATCTTGCAAACGAAATCGGATCGTCAATTATATCAACGAGATCAGAAAAAAAAGTGGAAGGAACCGTCAGAGGGTACGTATATGCCGGTCTGGACCCAACAACGAGATCGTTCAAATCCGTAATGGACTGCGGAAAAGCCGTTCCGATAAGTGCAGAAATAGCCGCTGCATTAAAAGTGACAAAGAAGGTCTGGTACTTCAGATATTCATTAAACAACACATAAGCTACTCGATGCCTGTAAATATTTGAGGTCTCAGGAATAAAACCATCATCAGATGCTCCCACTATGAGACCTGGATCACCAACTTGTGCTTGATCAACGGGGTCAACCACGTTTAGAACATACAGAGGTGACGAAGTGCGACGAATTATGTCGGGGTACTGCCCGTCGATCGGGGTGAAAAGTTGTATTGGAATAACCGACGAGGCCCACCATGTCGGGCTCTGCACATAATCCGTGACGGTTACCGCTGTCGTCAAAACCTCGAACGCGCTCAATACAGCACCAACGATAAGATCTGTTCTCAGCGGGGTTCCTGCTGGATACGTATAGTAATTAGTTAGCCCCGTGATGGGGTTCGTCGTCAACACGCGAACGTAGTTCGGGTCGCTGAAATCTACCGACTGATAAACCTCACCGTCGTTCTGCACGACGGGGAATCCCATGACGACGTTGAGGGCAGACTCCACTCGATCAAAAACTGGACCCAGGATGTAAAGCTGAAAAATACCGCGGAGAAATCCTCGATAGGCCTCACTGCTAGGTCCCTGCCTTCCGATCATCGATCCGAAGTTGTTCGACAGAGTCATGCGATCTACGAGACCGTCTGGAACCCAGAACGACATCTGTAGTGATGGAGTCGTCGTACCAGGCGGTTCCTCGATCGAACCTGTTGTCGACAAACGGGGCGACGCGCCAGAGGCAGGAAACTGTTCTTGCTTCCAAGTGTAATTTGCAGAGTACGGGCCCGGGTATCCCTGCCATGCAGTGATCGCAGTGATCGTACCTGACTCGTAGTTAACTACGTAGTCAATGTTCTCTTGCACTAGACCTCCAGAAGGGGCCTGTGCGAAGATCTGCAGCGAGCCTTGGTCTATCCGTGTATGTGCGAGATTGCCTTGATTGCCAATAGTGAGATTAAAGATCTCGCCGTTGACCTGATTGTCGGCGGGCGTGCGTAGAACGACGTAGTTAACCGCGCCAGTCAAATTCGCAGGAATCGGCGTCTCGAGAGATACCCACAGGCCGCCTGTACGCACGAGCACGATATCGCAGTCGGCGTTCTTTCTCTGGAAGCCGTTGGGGCCCACGTCCAAGAATCGAATGATATCGCCCTTCATCACGCCTGACGGCGATGCGGGCGTCCAACTAGATACTGTGCTGTCGGTGAGCTCTCCACCGGTTTCGATGTCTACTGTGCGATAAGCGAAGCCAGGAAGAGGCGTGCCATTGCCAGAAGTATCTGTCGGGTCCGTGACAAACTGGAGATTCGGAAGCACGACGTCGAAGTCAATCGACGGCTCGAGGCTAGCGGTCGGTTCAAACGTCGTGTTGTCTAGTGAAGGGATCGAGACGAATTGCGAGCCATCAGGGTTCGACGGAGAGGTGACGAGCCAGCGATTGAGTTGCGTAGTAGAGCCCTCTTGAAAGGAAACCTCGTCTTCGCTGATCGTGACCAGCGTATAAAACTCCTTGTCGAAGGCGACGGCGTCCGTGAGGCACGGCGCGAGCGTGGCACTCGCGAGGTCCAAGAATGCCTGACCCATTAGCAACTCTTCGCCTTGACACAGAGCCTGGACCTGGTCTGCGTCGGCGAAGAATCGCTGCCAGAAGCCACTCAAGCCCTGGAAGAGAATCGATGGACTAGAAGGAACAGGCATGACTAGTTCGATACCACTGTAACGGTATTTGCGTTTGCGAGATAAACTACCGTACGGTCAGTAACACCAAGCGCTACGAGATCTGGCGCGGGACTAGAGACGAGTTTACTCGGATCAATCGTAACTATGTCCGTCGAACTATAGGTACTAGTTGTACCTGTTGGGTCTCGCAGAACGTAAGTGAAGACGATCGGCTCGAGTACGCCTATCGATGGATATTGATTACGGACATACTGACTTACCGCTGACGCGTCGATCGGCGCTGCGTTCGTGTTGAAGTTGGTGATAAACGCCGCTACGTTGGTCGCTATATCAGCGTTGTTCAACGTTGTCGTTGCCGTTGTCTGTAGTGTATATGTGATGGTACAGCTAACGACTACAGGATTGAGGCCGCGTGGAAGCGGAAAAGAACTTAGGATTCGCTCCGAAGTTCCACGCACGAACTCGTCGATCGCGCTGAACGTCGATACTGTCCGATAGCGCACGCGGAGGTTAAGTCCGTCGAAGCGGGAGACGTCTGCGTCTGTTCCGACGACGACCTGCATCTGCATGAGTGCACTCTGCGCGTACACTGGCTCTGTTACAATCGTCTGAAATTGGAGGCCCTCTGACGGCGTCACCGCGTTACTCGGTGCCTGGTTCACCTGGTTAGGAAAGTGCTCCAGACCGTCGAGAGGAGAAATAAATGCGGACTCTGACCCGGGTGGATTCAAGATAGCGACGTCGAGGATATCTAGTACTGGGCCGCCTGGTAGTGTAATCTGGCCACTTGCTGCAACAGTGCGAGAAGTGATTCCGGTCGTCAGTGGGATACCCCCGACGCCTGCCAAGACGTCGTTGTAATTCGGCGCTGTCGTACCGATGGTATAGCTGACGTTCGTTGGCGGCGATGCTTCGTCGGTAATCACAGGGAACGGCGCCGTCTCGCTGATGACGAGATACGTCCCGTTGTTCGCGATCACCATGTGCTCGGTAGGCACATTTGGGAAACCAGCTGAGATGTGAATGATGTCACCTGGCTCTACGGCAGAGAAGCTATTCGAGTTGTCGCGGAAGATAGCCGCGACGCCGTCTGGTCTCTCGTACAGGCCGCCGACCACACCAGTGAACTCCGTCTCTACCGGCGCCAGGCCTAGGTAGATATCTATCATGCCTCCGACATGGAAGAGCATGTGTGGTGCAACCCCAGGCACGAGGTCTCTTTGCATCTCGGGGTCTCCATACCCTACAACCGTCAGCGTGTTTATGCCGTCGAAATTGTCATTCAGTGTCGCGACGATCGAACGCTGATTGATCAGGTTTCTGACCGAGATCGCCGTTGGCGCGCGGGCTAGGACCTCTGGAACAGTCTCTTGGCCTGCGCCACCTGAGAACGTATCGACGATCTCAACATATGTGACATACGGGCTGAAGGGCGCGAAGCTTGCAAACTGTCCGGGCCCGACGTTGTAAGATGTGCCGGTCTGCGTTGCCACTAGCGGAATGCGGAACTCGTAATCAGTTACTACGTTCGTCGAATCGACGATAGGCACGAGGGACGCCGCTGGAATGAAATACGTTTGCGCACTGTCCACCAGGAATGTGATACCCGGTGCCCACGTGAATAGATTCGTAATGGGAACAAAGATGTCGACCTGTCTCGAGGAATGGCCGATTGCGTAGCCGACGGCCTTTGTGCCAGATAGCGGTGAAATGAAGAAGTTGCTAAGGATTGCGGTAACCGCGTCAGCCTGCGCCGTAGGGTCAGTGCCTGTAGCGTTGGCCGCGGTGTTCAGTGACTGCAGCTGTGAGGTCTGCGCGTACTGCCCACGGAGATAGGCGAAGATTGCGGCCACGGCGCCGATAGTCAAATCTCGAAGCGCCGTGCCGGGCGTAAAATCGCCTGTAGGTACCTCTTGTGTCAAGAGATCCTGCAGGAAGCTCGCGGCGTTCGCGACGTCGTCTTGTGAGATGGTGATATCTGTTGCCATGGCTAGGTCCCCGTGACTGACAGCATAGGTAGAATCAGGTTTAGCCCTTGATTAGCCGCATTTGTAATCAGGATCTGTGCGGCTATTCCCGGCGCTTCTGGAATAAGAATGTACTGGGTGACAACAATAGACGATAGCTGCTCGTCACTTGGGACGTTCGTCTGAGCGGCTTGGTAGGCCGTCAACGTATCAGATGCTTGCTGAATCGATAGCTGCAGAACCTCCTGTGCATCCTGCGTCGTGACGTTTGCGCCCATGAGATTGGTGAGCTGCGTCCCGTATGTAGGGTCGAGCGGATCAGTACCAACGGGAGTGAGAAGGCACTTGGCCACTTCATTTACGAGCTTATTAATTCCTCGAACGCCGAGAGAGCGCGTCTGCCCGAAAGAATAGAATCCAAAGCCATTATATTTTGAAGCAGGAACTATCTGCACGTTGACGTCGTAACTCACAGCGGACTCCCGTCTGTCCAGACCCCATTTTGGAAATCAAACGTCATCGGCGACTGCACGATCGTTCCTCCGCTCCTAAACGTATTCACTGCCGCGTGAAGAGCATTTTGGTCTACCTGAAGTCTACCTGCTAGTAGGTCTGCATACGACGCGTGATTGCTCTTGATCTGTGCGATGGTCTGATTCTCGAGAAGAGTTGCACGGTCGAGGGCCTGCGTATTGGCTAAACCAAGACTGCTCATCACCTGTACGCCTGCGGCAGCAGGAATAAGCGCTATGGCCGCAAGCGGCGTTCCAAGCGCAGAGGTCGTAGAGTCCGGATGACCGGGCCAGTAGTTGGGAACGAGTGCCGATGGGTTGACCGGAGCTACGAAACCAGCTGATACGAAGTTGATCTGAAAGTGCGTGAATGGGCTCGTGTTGAGAAAGCCATATGGTCCGCCTGTAACGCCAACTTTGCCTATGGCCTGGCCTTCACTGACTGGCTTACCAATAGGCGGACATCCTGTCGCACTCGACAGGTGCGTATAGACCGTTTGATAGCCAGCAAAGTCCCCGTTATGTTCAATGACTATATA